CATGTGCTCCCCCTGTTGTAATTCCTGGATGTATAGACACAAATGCAACAAATTATGATTCAACCGCTACTCAAGATAATGGGTCTTGTACCTATCCACCTTGTGGCGGTTTTCTTAGTTCTAGTGCATCACAAAATTGTCTGCCAGGTGGACAAACACTTGTTCTTTTTAACTGGGATTTAGATGATAATGTTAGTTGTGATCCTGTAAAGTTTTGGTATTCAAATGAAGAAGGTGTAGGCCCTTTCCAATACGGTCTTGGACCAGGAGCACTTGATTTTGCTGTGTATGCAGGTAATGGTCAAATGCCTCCTAACTGGGAAGTAGAACATTATGGTCAAGTAGAGTTTGCAGATGGCAGTTTATCTGATACTATATTCTATACCCCTACTTCTTGTATAGCAGGTTGTACTGACCCAATGCAAATATCATACAATCCTTGGGCAACATATGATGATGGATCATGTTCAGGAACAACATGTGATACTGCTACACAATATCAGATAACAATGGAGATTACATTAGATAATTGGCCTGGAGAAACATCTTGGTTAATGAATAGTGCGGGTGTAATAGGAGAAGAACAACCAGGAGCATATGACTTTAATGATATAGGACAAACATATACTTATACTTTCTGTGTAGATCAGAATGCTGGTTTTGAGTTAGTAGTTAATGACACCTATGGTGATGGTATGGCAGGCTCTACTTCAGGTGGTTCTATGGACGGTATGATTGTTATTTATAATTGTGACGGTGATACTATATGGTATATGGATAACCCTGGATTTGGAAATGTATTATATTCAGGACAACAACTTGCTACCCCCTGTCCAGTTATACCACCAACTCCGGGCTGTATGGATGATGACTATGTAGAGTTTGATCCACAAGCTACAATAGATGATGGCTCATGTTCTACATTACACGTATATGGGTGCATAAATCCTAATGCATTTAATTATGACTCCAATGCAACTATGATGGATTTAGTACCAGATTGCAATTATCTATTAGAAATATTTGATGCAGCTGGTGATGGTTGGGGTAATTCATATATTGGTGTTTATCAAAATGGTATTAATCTAGGAACATATACAATGGGACCTGGTAACTACGGTAACTCATGGAATATTATATTAGATCCTGGAGTACCAGTAGAAGTTTATTACTTTGAGGTTGGAGGTCCACAACAACCACCACAAGAAGTACAGTTCCAAACTTGGCATAACTCATTTAAGTTAACAAATGCAAATGGTGTTGTATTGTTACATGAAGGACAAAATCCTTTTGCTAACAACGGTCAGGGTGCACTTCAATCATTTGAGTCACCATTCTGGACAAAATATACTGATATACCTTTCTGTGGTACAACATGTATACCAACAGTATTAGGTTGTATGGACACAAACTCTTTTAATTATAATCCAAATGCAAATGTTGATGATAATTCATGTATTCCATTTATATATGGTTGTACAAATGAATTTGCTCTTAACTATGATTCACTAGCAAATATAGATGACGGTACATGTATACCAATAATTAATGGATGTACAGATATTAATGCTGACAACTATAACTCTAATGCTAATACAGATGATGGAAGCTGTTATTATGTTGGTTGCACTGACTCAACAGCACTTAACTATGATCCAACTGCAACTGTAAATAATGGTTGCGTATATCCATTGAGTGGATGTACTGATGCAACTATGTTTAATTATAATCCTTCAGCTAACGTGGATGATGGAAGTTGTATTCCGTTTATTTATGGATGCATGGATGCTTCTATGTTTAACTATGATCCTATTGCTAATACAGACAATGGTTCATGTGAACCTTTTGTTTTTGGTTGTATGGATACAACAATGTTTAACTTTAATCCTTTAGCAAATACAGATGATAACAATTGCATTCCTTTTATTTATGGTTGTACTGATCCTAGTATGCTCAACTACAACCCACAAGCTAATACAGAAGACTTTAGCTGTATTGCTTACATTTATGGTTGTACTGATAGTACTGCCCTTAATTATGATCCGTTGGCTAATACTGACAATGGCACGTGTATTGAAGTGGTCACAGGATGTATGGACCAAGGTGCGTGGAACTATGAACCTCTAGCAAATGTTAATGACTCAGCGTCTTGTTTATATGATGCTGGTTGTATTACTGGACCAGGAAATCCTTACTGGTTAAATGATGGGTGTTATGCTTGGGTAATTGATGTAGATGTTTATTGTTGTGAAAATACTTGGGATGAATCTTGTCAAACCATGTATGATTACTGTCAATCAGGTTGGCCTACAGGTGTAGATGACTTATCAATAATAGGTGTTGTAATATATCCTAATCCTACAACAGGAATACTGAGAATATCTACAAGACTAGAAATGCAGTTAAGAGTTTTAGATATGAATGGAAGATTAATAATTGATGAGTCTAATCCACAAGTGATAGATTTATCAGACTACTCAGATGGTCTGTATAATATTATAGTAAACGTTAATGACAAACAATACTTTAATAAAATTATTAAACAATGAAAAAGTCAATAGATATTACACCATTCATATATGTTGTCTTAATGATAATAATATTTATATTAGGAACAACAGGCGTTTTTGCTCAAGAAAGTAAATTTAAAGATGGTCTTAAGAAGACATTTAAGTTTGCTACATTTTACGGTGCAGTAAACGGTAATAACTCTATCTCAGATGTTGATATATTCTCAGTTACGAATGGATTAGAAACAGAAACAATAGAAACTCCATTTGATTATTCAATGTCAGTAGGTGTTAGAAAGATTGCTAGATTTGGATACGAGAATAGAGCCAATACATTTTATGATGGTAGTGAGAAGTCATATAGTGACGCTGCTACATTAGGTAAAGTAAAAGGATTTGAGTTTCTTTTTGAATTAGATTACGCTAGACAACAAGGCACGGACTTTCTAAATCAGCAACACTTTCTAAGATACGTTGCAGATAGATGGATAGCAAAAGTAGAATACCTTCAAGATGGTTTTGCGGATATTAAGTATTACGAATCATCACAAAGATATAGACAGAAGATAGGGAACAAACTATCATTCAATATAGGAGCAGTACAAAGACTGTCTGAACCATATGGATACGATCCACTAGAAGAGTGGGTATTATCTACAGGAGATATACACTACACAAACCTTGCTTTAGAAGAAGGGTATGATGTAGTTTTTGATGGCTCAGGCGGAGTAGAATATACTGATCCTTCTGGCAACGTTGTTGCTGAGAATACCCAGGTATGGGAAGCTGTTGTTATACCTGAAGTGCTATCCAACTTTGTAGAAAAGAAAAGAGATGAGTTGCCAACACAGTGGAACCATTCTCTAGTAATAGGGTTGGACTATTACCATTTTACAAAAGACTTCTGGGTACATACCTGGGGAAATATAATGCCCTATCATTATGATGCGGGAGGAGAGTATTCCTATCACTCATTCCATGGAGGACAATGGATAGATTACTCAGGCGGTCTAATATTTGGATGGAGAGCTAGCAAACACCTTGGATTTTTCTTAGAAGGTAAGTATAATAAATATTGGAATAGAGAATGGCATGACTTTAAATTGGGTGTCAATTACGTGATATTCTGATATATTTTTTGTATATTATAATATAACCTTAATAATAGAATTATGATTAATTGGATTAATTCCTGGAAAGCAGGAAATAAAAAAGAGAAGTATGAGATCAATATAAGAATTGGTAAACTAACAGTACTAGAGCTCATGTTCTGTCCATGTGAAGTATGTGAGAAAACTAAAGCTACTTGTTCTAAGTTTAGATTTATGATCTTTAATTTTGGATTTGAAGTATAATGGCAACTAAAAACTTAGATACAACTATAATTCTTAAGGCCGCTGATCCTATCAACGGTGTTTTAACTTTGGATACAACTGTATTTAAGGCAGTAAGTTATGATGATACTAGTGTGTCAACAGAAACAAAAACAATTGTTACTGGTAGTACTCCTACACAGATAATAGATAAGTCAGTTGCTAAACTAACTTATGTGTATATAAAGAATACAGATGCTTCCAATTACATAACTCTTTATAATGATGATAAAGAGGATTGGGGTAGGTTGTTACCAGGAGAATGGGCTTTTTTCCCTGTTGCTCCTAGTGTAGGCTTTGAAGCTGCAGCTGATACTGCGGCTGTTATTGCAGATATTGCTTTATTTACTGCACCATAAAATAAATAATTAACCAACAAAAAAAAAGAAAAAATGAATTTAGAAAATTTTGAAGGACTAAAGAATGTAGAAGTCTCTAATAATAGAGCTCAAATGACATTCTGTGCAAGCTGTAAATCATGCCCAGCTATTGATATCTCTGCTGACTCAGATAGAGTTGTAGTTGGAGGTGAAGAAGAAGGCTACACTGAATTTACAAAAGAACAATTCAAACTATTCACTGAAGTTGTAAAGTCAGGAGAGTTTGATAAATATATGAAGTAATAGTGTTATGGCTAAGAACTGGATTAAAGATGCAATTAAAAAACCGGGATCTCTTACTGCAGCAGCAAAGCGTGCAGGAAAGAGTATTTCTGAGTATTGCGAAAGTCCACCATCTACAAAAGCTAAACAAAGATGCAATTTAGCAAAGACACTTAAAAGCTTTAAAAAAGAAGAGGGTGGAAGTGTAGCAAAATATAAAACAGGAGGACAGACAAATCAGTTGCAAGGCTGCGGTTGTCCTTATGGAATGGAAATGGGACCTAATAAAGTATTATAATTATGCCGTATCATACAAAGAAAAAAAAGAAGAAGAAAAATAAAAAGAAAGTCTACAAGTGTGGAGGATCTAAAATGTACATGTGTGGTGGTGAGTATCACAAACCAGTAATGAAAGCTGTGGGACCCAACGGTGTACTATAAAAAATAAATTATGGGAATATTAGGAAAAATATTTAGTAGTGCTGGAGGTGAACTAGTAGAGTCTGTAGGAGGAGTATTAGATGAGTTAATTACTTCTAAAGATGAAAAGCTAGAAGCTAAAAGGAAGCTAAAAGAATTAATCCTGAAGCATGAAGCTGAAATGGATAAACAAATAACTGACCGTTGGAATGCTGATATGGCATCTGACTCTTGGTTATCTAAGAATGTAAGACCAATGGTTCTTATATTTTTAATTGTTTGCACTATGCTGCTTATTTTTATTGACGCAGGTGCAATAAGTTTTACTGTAGAAGAGAAGTGGACTGATCTGCTGCAGTTAGTATTAATTACAGTAATAGGTGCCTATTTTGGTGGCCGTTCTGTAGAAAAAGTAAAGAATAAAAAATAACTATTAAAAATTAGAAATTATGCCAATGCACTTAAAAGGAGGCTTTAGAAGTAAAAACGGCCTTGTAAATTACGGAATGGGTGGATCAAAGAAAAAAATGACCTATGGTATGGGTGGATCCATGAGAAAAAAACAAGATATGATGAGAGCTAGTAAAGGTTTAGAAGCTTTAGCTGCTGCAAATCCAGAACTTACTTACACAGGAAAGAAAAAGAAGATGGCTTATGGTGGAGGTATGGGTATGGGAATGAAGAAGAAAGACATGATGGGTATGGGTGGATCTAAGAGAAGAACTTATATGTCAGGAGGTGCTCATATGGCTATGGGCAAGAAGAGAAAAGGAATGTAATCCATGGCTAGAAAAGTAAATGTATATGTATTCACAGGTAATAAGAAAAAGAAAAGACCTGGAGTACATGCTAAGACAAAGACTAGTAAAAGTAAGGGTGCCCAAAACTACAAAAAACAATATGTAGGTCAGGGTAGATAATATATTATTATGTACGGATCAGGCAATTCAAATAATGCAAGTGGTGGATCACAGTATCTTGGGATGCCTCCTACAAGTAAGCAACAGATATTAAAATTTTATGACTCTGGTGCTTCTGAATGTCAGTACTATAATTATGATGATATATTAGGTTTTGAAAAAAATACTAGTAGTAAATTTACTATATATTTTAAAGGGGCAAGAGATGTTAATGCAGTAGATCAGGTAGGTATAACTATCACTGGCTCAACAATAACTGTAACAGAGGCAATAGAAGTTATTATAAATGCTCCTTTATATCTAGATGTTCATAAATCCACAACCGCAGTTATAGAAATTGTTAGTGATACTGCTGGCAATAGCATAAGACCTGAGTTTACAGCAGCAAGCATAGCTTATGGTGCTTGTTGTACTGGAAGTGGAGGTAAAGATGTTACTGTAAAAAATGAGGGAAGTAATTTAACAACCGCTGTTGCAAGTATAGATTTTGTTGGTACAGGTGTAAATGCAACTACGTCTAGTGATAATGTTACAGTAACTATATCTAATACTAATACACAAGTATTATCTTCTAATTATTCTAGACAAACATGGTCTTTAGCTAAACCTTATTTTTTTCCAACAAATAATGGTGGTAATACAGGAGGTACACAAACCCCTAGTAGTATTTCTTTTTTAAATTTTGGTGCTTTGCAAGCTTCTATGTTTCAAAGAGCAATAGGTACATACACTAAAGCAACTGCTTATTGTGCAGCCTCTTCTAGTCAGAGTGCAAGTACTATTGCAGGACTAACAACAGGATCAGGTATGGTTGTAAAAATAGTTCTCATGAAAGCTACACCATCTAATGGAAATACAGTTTTTAATTTTACAGAAACAGATATGGGAACTTTAACTTTTAATGCTACTGCTAATCAGTTAAATATAACTAATCAAAGTGTAACAGGTCTATCTATAGGTACTAATGATATTGTTGGTTTAGCACTTAAGGCAACATCATCTAGTGGTTCCCCTACTGGTAATTTAACAGGATTAGCTCTTCACGCTACAGTTAACTTATTTAACTAAAAAAAAAGACTAGCAGGAAATGGAATAAACCCGCTAGTCTTCTCACAGTAAATATAAACGTTGGTTTTATACTTACAATCTTTCTTTTAAAAGACCTTCTATAATGATTAAATAGTTTATGGCATCTCCTATCTTTTCATTAATCAGTTCCTCAGAGGGTTCTTCCTCTGGCAACTTTTCTAAAATTGACATAATTGATTCAAGATGTTTTGCAGCATAACTCCATGCTACTTGCTCAGGCTCTGTATTAAATATAGATAACCTAACTCCATTTTTTATATTTTCAAAAACATCTGTTTCATTAGCGTACTCTGATTGTTTAACCTTAAAAGTACTGTCAATCTTTCTGAATCTGTCTTGTAAAAGCTTTTTAAACTCAGTTAGTGTCATTGTTCTTATCTGCATTGACTATTGTCTCTGCATGCTTTCTAATAATACTATCCTCATCAAGCTTAACATTTTCAATGTTTGGTTCTTGATCTAATTTTATATTTGAAAGATTAGGCTCTTCCCTTTCCATTGGTTTTAAATTGTCATTCATGTTTACAAATTTAAAGATTAATAATTATTTTTTTGATTTTTTTTCATGTTTTCTCATGTTTTCTAATAATTTTTTATTTTGTTCAATTGATATACCTGCTCTAATGGCATATCTTCCTAAATAAAAAATTCCTATTATAATTGCTATTAATATAAGTATGTTCATAATTAAAATATATATCTGATTGTTTTTAAATTAAAATATTTACTATATAACTTTTTAAAATTATCTAATGCTCTAGCTTTTTTTCTTACAGGATACCTAAGTGTACCACTAAGATTTTTAGGTTCATCAGAATATTTCATAAGTTCACGAGCTTCCTCACTTGCCTTATTCATTTGAAATATATGATTGGTAAGTGCAATAACTTCACATTTATTTTCACCTGCATATTTTTTTACAAATCTAAATAAATTATCATACTCAACACTCCATCCAGGATAGAATATCAAAGGTGAATAATTAAGATGAACTTCCCATCCTAAATCTTTTAGTCTATTAACATCATGAATTCTAGATAATATCTTTTGCATCTTTGGTTCAAGGATATCTGAATACTTTTGTGGCATAAGACTAACACGCACACGGGGCTTTTTATTAAAGTGATTAACATCAAGCTTTAATAATCCCGGATACTTAGTAGCCATTGTGCTATTAAGTTGCGGATGATCATCATACATCTTAAGATAATTATGAAGTGTCCCTGGTACAAATTTTTGCATCAAAACTAAGTCTGAATTGCATGCAATGTCTACCATTGTATATATAGGATCTTGTTGATTGGGCACCTTATCATAAGTCTTTTCCCATTCAACTACAGAGTTAAATATCTGATCAACATTCTCATTGACAAATACTCTTTGTCCATTATACCTTGACATATAACAATAGGTGTTTACACAACCTCCCATACATCCGTAGATTATATTTGGTGCAATGCAATCAGAGCTATTGTTATTTGTCTTAGTAACTAAAGTTTTTGTTTTTTGATACTTTATGGCCATATAACTACAATATTATTGCCAATAGATGAAGATAAGGTCACATTTTTGATCTTTCTCTTCATTTTTCTTTGGTTTTGTAACTTTTTTCTTACCATTTGATTTCTTTTTCTCCTCTTTCTTTGAGATTTTCATTTATCTTCTTGAATAAGTTATCACTGTCCCACTTACCACCACGGTACGCAGCAGCTGCAGGATGAACTACAAAATGTTTTTTATGATCATTAGAAATCATCTTTGCAAATGGTTTTGCCTTAGCACCCATAAATACAAAGTCAATAACTTTAGGATAATCAGTTAAAACATGAGCAAATATACACTCTGTCCAACCTTTCCATGTCTTAACATGTGCACCAATATTATCTACTTCACAAGTTAATGCAGTGTTTAACATAAGCACACCTTGTTCAGACCATCTACTTAGATCACAATCTCTATTTGCATCTGGATACTGTGTTTGAAGTTCATCAAAGATGTATCTTAATGAAGGCTGTTCTTTATTAGTCTTAGAACAACTAAATGCTATTCCGTCAGCAACACCTGCCTGTGGATATGGATCTTGTCCAACAATTACAACTTTAAGATCATTATAATCACAAGATTGGTATGCTTTAAATATATCTTTAAATGTAGGAGTAAACTTTTTACCCGCATCTACATCTTGCATAAGTTCTTTTATAGGCCTTGCAAACTGAGGAGAATGGATTAAGTTCCATAACTCTGGCTCCCAGCCTGAAGGTACTAACATATCACAAAATTTTTCTTGTATTTTTTCTATTTCCATAATTAAAATATTAAAGTGTAAAGAGCCTTGTATTCCCTATAGTAACATACAAGAACTCCTTACACTATCTGACATGACTCAGATTACATTTCAAAATCAAAGGCTTCTTCATCAATCTCAATAACACCAGATACTTCCGGTTCAATTGGTAGTTCAGAAGTATACTCTTCAGGATTCATATCAGCTACCTGTTGATCTATTGTAAGTTGATTTGGATCTATTGGATCTGGCTCAACATTATTTGTATCAGCAGACTGAATTGTAGATTGACTTAAACACTCTGCTACCATAAACTCATGAAACTTTTGTTGATCAGACATCCAAGATCTAGGATGTGACATTTTTAATGCATGTGTAACATGATTATAAAATGCCCATGCTGTATCTTGTCCAACACCATATTGATATGATGGTTTTCCCATCTCTTTTTTGATGCAAGAAACTTGACTGCTATCTACTAACTCTTCTTCAATAAATAAACGTCCCACTATTTCTGCTTGTTCTTTACTAGACATAGTTACATTCTTCATTGAATCTTTATCATTAATAAGTTTTGTATAATGCTTATTAGCATTTTTTATTTGTGACATTATTTGATTAAATGCTTCAGAGTCAGCATTACCTGTATGCTTTCTTGCATAAGTTGACATATCACCTGCTACCATTCCATTATTACAAACAAATACATAGGCTCCAATACCACATTGAAATCTAATTTGTTTATTATAACTGTTAGTCCAGGCAAACATCATACCTAAATCAGGATCTTTTTGTGATTTGATATGATAAACACCTTGTGCTATATTACAGTCTCCTGTAGCTCTATACTCTTCATTGACAATATCAAAGCCATGTGTTTTTAATAGGCTTCTGCTAGCATCAATAAGAAACTTGTGACGTATTACTGTGTATGTGCTCCCGTGATTTGGGAACTTGGCTGCAGCCAGATGATCTGCACTGCAACCAGTTGGTTTTTTGTATCCCATTTTGTTAAAATTTTAAGTTCAAATATACTAATTTTATATTAGAATAACAAGAGTTGATTGCTCTGTATCCCAATGATATTATTGATTTCTCTTTCAATAGCATCTAGATAATACTTTTCATTAATATCATATAAAGCCCAATCTTTGTGCTCTATATCATTCATTATAGTTTGCATCCATCTACCGGCTTCTAGTTGTATTTCTCTTCTGTCATTTTTATTAACTTTGATTATTTTACAACCACTATTAGAAATATAATATCTATTTATCTTCTGTAGTTTATATTCTACAGGTTCATTGTGTTCTATAGATCTAGCTACCTGCTGCCAATTACCTTTTGATTTACCACCAATACAATAATCAAGTATGTTATTATTATTCTTAAGTGTTTCTTCTGGTAAAGTTCCATTTACAAAGTATGCATACAATGCTTTTGGAATGATCAGTTTAGATTTGTTTTTATGAAGAGCTAACCCTTCAAATTCAAACCGGCCTTTACATTTAGCTTTACCATCCTCATCTACTGCAATATAATTATTAACATCAGCAAGAATAAGTTTAGAATATGTACCGTGTTCAAGAGTTAAACTAGTTATCTCCTCCCACTTTTTACATACATCTAAATATATTTGCTTTTTAGATCTAGGTATTACTGTCTCAACACCATCTGTATTTTGCATCAATGGAATAGCTTCTGGAATAGCTTCACAGATCATTTCATATAGCATCATCAGAGTAAGTTGACCATTAATAGTAATAAACATAGTAAACTGCGGATCATACAGGAAAGAGTTCTTGTCATTACTAAGACCATATGTACTGTTAAGTATAATTTTATATACATAGTTCATAGGATTACTCTTAGGAATCTTTTTTCTCTCTGTAAAGAACCACTCATACAGATCACAGAATGCTTTCTTATCTAGATGTGCAGGTGCAATCTTATTCTTAATTGCAAGGTTAGGGTAGAAACTAGCAACATCTGAAGACATAATAATATTATCTTCATCTGATTCATAAACACCCGGTTTGTTACAACCATGTGCACCACCCAAACCAAAATCCGTTTTAACTTCTTTATAAATAACTGAATACTTAAATCCGCCTTTAGTAAAGTTAGGATTTATCTCTACAGTTTTAAACTTATCAAGAAGATTATTAAACTCTGGTGTTGCAAACTCAATATAGTCCAGTATAATATCTTTGACCTTAATTACATTTCTGTAAGTTCTAAGTTTTTTCAATTCATACTTAGGTATGCCAAGCTCTTTACCAAGATAGTATGCAAATAGTTCTTTACTAATCCTTGGTTCTGATGCACTATATAGATTAATACCATACTGATCAGTCAGATTTTTACGCAAAGCAATCAAAGGTTTACATTTACCAAATATTTCTTTGGTTGAGTCAACGTCATTAATACAATAACTAACAATCATATCAAGCTGCTGCTTAGTTGTTATATTTGTATCATGAGGCAATGGCATATCAACCATATTATCCCAGTCCATACTATACTGAATCCACTTAAGACTAGAAAGTTTGGCCATATTGTCCCAATGATTAAGTTTAAATACATCTATTTGTTTGATAGACATATGCCATTCTGGAAACTCTTGAAATTCTTTTTTATTAGCTCTTTCAATACAGGATTGAGCATATGCATAAATCTCTTCTGCTATGCTTTCACCATCCATGAGCTTCAAGTTCTCATGGTCTTTAATTATATTATGAGTTATTTGGGCATCAAACGCTAATCCGTTATAAGATATATGCCACTCTCTATTTTCTATATTTTGTTTAAGGAATTCTATGAACTTATCATAATCATTCTGTAGTTTACATACAGAAAAAATATGTGTCTCATCAGTTTTGTAGTGTTTGAATACGGCCACAAAACAATTTGACAAAGTCTCATAGTCCATTATCCAATGGTTCATAGTCATGTCATTTTAAAAAAGAAAGGAGAAGGAACCAGAGGCAGGTATAATTGGGTTCGTCTGATGCCGGTCTTAGACCTACTACCTCAACCCACTTGGCCTTCTCTCAATCTTTATGTTATTTTAATCCAAAAAAAAGGGAGCCGTAGCTCCCTCTAATCTGGGGGTTGTTAACTAATTATACTTTTTCAAGTATAGGTAAATCTGCTGATCCACCTACTATATCACTTTCTTTTAAAAAGAACTCATCAAGATCTAATGCATCAGGATTAACTGCAAACATTTTAATCATCTCTCTGATCTCTTCTTCAGTAAGAATATAGTGTTCAGAACAAGTGTCAACAAGTCTTCTTTCTTCTTTATACTTGTTACCATTTAATCTAGGTTTTCCTTTTACAGGAATAGGGTCTCCATTATCATCTAGTTTTTGCACCATATGATAAGCACCCTTCATATACTTACTAATAATAACCATCATTTGTTGTTCTGGTGAAAATAAACATTCTACAAAAGGACAATCATTAGTGATAGGAATTAATTTAAAACTTTTTTTCTGTCCAAAAGCACTTTTGACTAACATCATAGACTTTGGATTTTCTGTTACATAATTTTTTTCTTTTTTTGCCATATCAGTTTTATTTTTAATTTACAAATTTAATTCTTTTTTTATTATTTCCAAATCTTCAGTTAAGTTTTCCTTATCTAAGTCAGGTTTACTACATAGCTCACCCACCTTTTGAAGATCTGTTTCATTGATAGCTAAAAACTCAGCATAGTCTTCCCAATAATATTCTGGAAATAAATAACTTTCTATATACTCAGAAGTAGAACTATGTTCACCAAAGAATTTCATAATCTTATCTTTAGTCTTCTTTCTAAATTTAGAATACTTACCCTTTAGGAACTTTGTATAGTCAGTTTTAAATTCTTTTAGATCAAATACATATATAAAATTGTACATATTAATTCTATTCTTTGCTGCAAAATGATCTGAAGATTCTAAATATACATCACTGAATATTTCAAACTCATCTAGATTATCCTTATCTAATGTATAAAGACAGATAAGCCTGTTCCTGTACTCAGTGTAGCTATCACCCCAACTGATATACGTTTGTACAGGAACAAACCTAACTCCTTTCTTAATACCTAATAAGGGATAAAGAAAGACTTTACTTTTTTGAAAATATTCTTTATACAGTCCTTTCACTATAATACTACATTACCTTTTGCAAATTCATATGGTAAACTATAATCTCTTTTATCATAATGATAATTGGCTTCTTCTAGTGTTTTTTGAAAACCAGTATACCATTCTCTGAGTGTATTTTCACTTACATCAAATACATATACTTGATCATAGTTATCAATTACAACAAAATTAAAATTAATTTTATAATCTGTAATATCTTTTTCAGAACTTTTTATCACCAATGTAATGTAAATAACTGCCTGCATCCAATAGTTATAGTAGTCTACAGTCTCTGCAAACTTGTCCAAACTTTTAGATGTAGTTTTAATATCTACAATAGTTATTTGTTTTGTCTCATGATCAATAATGTACCTATCAACATAACCTTTAAGGCCAAACTTATAATCATTTAACTCACATTTAAGATATTTCTCATTATGAGTTTCAATAGGATCTAGCTCAAAGTCTGTAGTCTGATGAAACAATAAGTCCATTACCTGCTTATTATTTTTAATGATCTGTACACGATCCATAGCACGTAGTAACATGTCATTATCTATAATATCTTTACCACTAGTATCACACATAAATGCATAGTAATCTTCACACTCTGTAGTACGAACCTTAGCTATACGTTTAGATTCATCTTTAAGTGATTGATATAAACCAACTTCTTGCAATGCATCTGAAATTACTTTATCATCTACCATAGATAACTCTGATATATTACAGGCAGCTATAACTTTCAAAACCTTCTTTAACGATTCAGATGGTACTTTAGTAGGAACTATAGAAAACTTTTCATGTAATCTTTCAGGTTCAAGAATTAACAGATGTAATAACTTACCTTCAATAAGGTGTTTGTCTGTCTTCTCTTCCCTTTCTTTAAGGATATAATCTTTATAAAAAAGTGATGGACTAAATAATAGTTTATTCAATGATGAATAACTAAAACTATAGTCCTTATTGTAAAATTCTTCTTCTTTTATTGGATCTTTTTTCATATTGTTTTTTATTTAAAGATTGTCCACAATTAAGACAATCACTATAACTATAACCTGGTGGTTTAAAATTATAAACATTACAATGCTTACATTTCATAACCTTTACCTTTTCTTTCATAATTAAAATTTAAATGGTAAGAGAAGCACGGGCTTCCACAAGATATTATAACCTAACCCGTACTTTCTTACCGCTGGTAAATTCACACTAAACTAAAAAGGTAAATCATTATGGCTACCAGCATTATCAATAACATTTACTAAATTAGTATCTACATCACTAACAATTTGATCTGCAAACTCTGGTTTAAGTTTAAGATCAGATGCACTCAATGTAAAGACACTCTCTCTTGTACCTGCACCAGAATAACCAGATAATACACGTTTAAACATAGTATTAGCAATTACTCTTGATGCAAATATAGTAAGACATTTATCTTTACACATCCATTTAATTAAATGATCATATGCATTACCCCATTGTCCTAGTTGTAAGTTAATATATTGTTCATATAACTTCTTTAAAGACTTAAAGTTAACAGTATTCCATATATTAGATACTTTCATATTTTCAGAATCAAAAGCAAATAATAATGCAAGATATGTCTTTGATTCCTCTTCATTACAATTAGCCATCATAGTCATGCCAACAGTAACATTCTCCTTATCAGGAGATGTTATAAGTTTATGAATATTCTTAAATGTTTCTTTAGTTAAAACAACTGAATCTTCTGTACATAGCTTATTCATATGCTCATCACTAACAAAATCATAATTAGAATTCATAATACTATTGTATGAATCATACATATCTAAAGGAATATAATCTAAGTAGTTTGATTTAACGTTTAAACAATTAAGAAAATCCTCATGAAACTTTGTATAATCATTCTTATCATGATAATAATAATGACATGAAGACATAGTAAAATAAGCATCACTCTCTATAGAATCTAACTGTTTTATAACTAAAGTTTTATGTTCTTCATCTATCTTAGAAGAAGTAATAGCACTAACTAACCTTGATCTTATATTAGTATCCATTTTACTTGTACCAGCCCAATTAGTTTTTGTTAATTTTTCTATAGTATTCTTACCTACGATAACAAGATCAGCATCATCTATCTTACGTGTATTTTTAAACTTACACTTTTCTTGTAACATAGACAGCTTATCTCTTGATAATTGTAGGTGTGGTAATCTATAAATCTTGTTAACATTAGCAGTTAGCCATTTAGAATCAGGTTGTAAACATTTTACATAATCTTCAATCTTTAAATCTGAATAATTTCTACTATCTTTACTGCGCACAAAATAACCCATGTGACATACATTAAACGTAAAGTCTCCTTTATCAGAACAATTTAAATCTATTCTATATATTTTTTTCATTTTAAATACTTTTTATATTCTGGTTTAACACTTACTTTAAATACGTACAAGTCCCTATTATCTATTCTTATTTCTTTTCTAACAATAGATTCTAAATACTTAAAAGATTCTTTATTAAGAAACTTCTTTTCTTCCATCCATTGGATTTGATCTAATGCAGACCTATGATAATACTGATCAATACCAGAAGCTCTCTTCCAATACTGAACATCTTTATTCCTATTATACATGTACATATTACTATACATTTCATAAGATAATTTCCATAGTAAATGATGATTATATCTATAATCAATAGTAGGCAATATAGCTCCAATCATATTCCAGTCATCACCAGAACCACTATTCTTCATAGATATTAGATCTTGTAAAAGTCTATCATCTAATTTAACTTTAGTAGCTGACTGATGCATAACTTTCTCTACATCAAATATTGGTTTACCCATCTCAACTGCATATGCAGCATTAACTGCAAGACCAGAAATCATATGTGCATCATATGGAAACTCTAATCTATTTGCTGTGTAGTTACCAACAAATCCCTCTTCAACTTTACTACAGTATATAACTCTAGCTAATTCATTACCTCTTGCATTTGCTGCACAATAATCATCAACCTCCATACAACCAGCCTCAATAGAATCATGGTTATATATAGTATTTAACAAATAATTATGATTAATATTCTCACATGTATCTGTTGATGTACTATGATATCCGTGAGATATTATAACATCAGCAGCATCAAGATCCTTAGTAATACTTATACTATGCTCTTTTAATGCAGCTTTGATTCTGTCAACAGAAACAGGACAATTAGGAAGTACAAATGCTTTTTTATATAGTGTCATGTCCGGTTGAACATCACAATCACTTTTGTCAAGAATACTCTCTATTTTTTTAGAAGTATAATCTGACTCATCAATATAAACGGTTTCTATTGTACCATTTCTATCAACCATGACCCCATAAGGGTCACAGTCAATAGAGAAATGTTCAATAGCATCAGGATTAAACTCCTGGTGTATTGCTCTTGCCATATTATTTTACAGTCATTTTGATGATTTCAGGATTCATCATCATTTTATTAAACTTAGATTTATTACCATTGAAAATTGTACGTACAACTAGATACTTAAGATCATCAGTAAAGTAATCTTTAGTACACAGTGTAATCAATCTATCAGTAATCTTTTGTGAAACAGTATTTTCTTTAGAGTATACAACAGAATAGTTTGCCAATCTGGTAGCCAGAGTTGATGCAATGTCTGCTCTGTATGTATCATCTTTACCAACACAACCTCTTAGTTCACCAAGAATGTATTGCTCATTATCATGAGTTAATAAATCTTTAGGTGTTACAAGCTTATCAAGCTTATTATTAATAAATGTAGTGAACATAGATGCAAATGCATCACCAACACTACCTTCACCAATCATCTGGATCATAGACAAGTTGTCTTCAAAAGATTCAAAGCTAGATATAGCATTAAAGAATGCTGTAATAGATCTTGCATTAGTCTCTTGTGTCACAAGCTCCGGGTGTAGTAATAAGAAGTTAATACATCTAGTATCAATACCTTCTTCTTCTGCCCAACGAGCCCATACTTCTACATCAAACTTAAGATTAGCAGTAATATATCTAGTCTTTTGTGCTGAGTCAATACTATTAACCATGTAGTCTCCATTATCTGGATTACTGGTTAGTATAATATGCCAGTCTTTTGGTAAAGACCAAGAAATATATTGCTGTCTATCTACAAGTTCCATGACAGCCTGTATGAATCTAACATCTGCACGGTTCCAGTCATCAAGAAGAAGTATACCTCCATCTTTTTTATCTGCAATCCACTCAGGTGCACAGTAAGACATTCTATTCTTACCGGTCATCTTCCAACCTTGTCTAAGATATTCTTCAACTGCAAGTTCATCAACCCACTGTCCAACTTTCTTTGTAACAGCAGCATTACCAACTTGTGCAGCAGCCGCAGCTTTCTGTGCTGCAGTATAACTAAGATCATCAATCTTTTTTGCTACTTGCTTCTCTTTATACATCTGGAACTGACGAACTGGAAAACCTACAAGGTCACCCAACTCTTCTATCTGTGCAAGATTTAGCTTAACAAAATTAAGATTGTTTTCTTTAGCTAGCTGTAATACAGCAGTAGTCTTACCAATACCTGATTCACCTACTACTTCAACAGCTACAGGATTCTTACCTCCTTCTTGTAAGAACCTATTGTTCTTTACTATGTGGTTAACAAAACCTTTTAATTCATCAATATTTAAATTTACTTGTGCCATAATTTTAATTTAATTGTATTTTAAGACCTGGTAAGTCTTCATTAATATTGCAACGAGAACTATGTACCCATAAGGTATTATGTGGACAGTTCTCAGGAGAGTACGCCTCTCCATCTGTTAAGTATATAAGGGCTGTATATTTTCCCTTTCTTTCATTAAAGTGATCTATAACAGGTTGAAAGCTTGTACCACCTCTACCTTTGATCTCCCAATCCTTTCTTGGATTGAACTCTTCTACTGAATTTAATTGTGTATCACATTGTGCAACTGTAATCTTGTGACCAGTCTTATGCATATGCACCAACTCATTCATAAATTCTTTTAATTCATCATTAGATACAGATCCTGATGTGTCAACACCAACTAGTATATTATTCTTGAATTTTATTTTAAGACCCGGATTTTCTACATACCTCTTGTTATACTTACGTCTTAACTTTTTAGTATATGATACACTAGAATTACCAACAAATCTTCTTAAGTATCCTTTCCAATCAAACTTTGGAGGTTCAATATGTCTAAGTCTACTAATAAGATCTGCAAGCTCTCCTGGTATATTACCACGTCTCTTTTCAGTCTGCTCTGCAGTTTCCTTCATTTGATGCTGCACTTGTTTTTCTACAAGCTTCTGTTCAGCTTCTGTAAGATCTTCAAATTCTTCCCATGTACCATGACAATACTGACTATCACCATCCATTTGATCTAATAAAGACTCTAATGATGGACAACTACCAGACTTTTGTTCTTGTTCAAGTAGCTCATAATACTTAGTAGTACCAGCTTTCTCAGGAAGATTAAGGTCAGGAAACATATCTAAAGTCAAACCACCTTCTGGTAACTGATCAGCGGCTATATATTGATTAATTTCAAGATCTGCAGCAATATTAAATAGTTTATGATTACTAAATCTATCTCTCATTGTTATATGTCCAAAAGACACGTGCAATAATTCATGTTTTAGTAATCCTATTCTTTGTTTCTCATTAAGATCAGCAAAGAAACCTGGGTTAATAGATAGTTGAACACCTATACCATTTTTACTCACACCTGCAGTAGGTATGTCTTTACGTATTTGTTTGTTTAGTCCAATCAAAAAGAGCCCGTAATAGGGCTCATCTAAGATTAGAGATTTACTTGCTCTAGCAAGAATATCTGATATATTTACCATGCTAATTCTAAATTAATTTTCTTTACAAAATTTTTATCAGTTCCTAATCCAACTAGATACAGATTGGTAATTTCATACTTTACTATTTCTTTTTCTATATCAGAAACAGATTTCTTTTTAAGAATCTGAAATACTTCACTCCAAGGTTTACACTTTTCTCTAAGATCACTCATTCTTTCTAAAGCTTCTGTTTCTGTATTCCAATTTTCTGCTTTACTAAGTTGTGATATAAAAGCACTTCTACGTTGAGCATCCAATGACTTAGCTATTGCTATTATCACCGTATCAGAAACATCTATATTTATAAGATTAGATATACCTATTTGCATATCTTCATCTGATCCGTTTATTAATCTTTTATTTTGTAAATATAATTCTAAAGTTAATTTAATCATTTATTTTCATTGTTTTTAATGCCCATATAGGCGTTTTATTACTATTAAGAATGTCTAACCATTCTTTTGCAGTAGGAATGTAATTATTACAATCCTCTCTTACATGTTGCTCTGCAACATATCTAGTATATACAGTTTTACCATCTGAATTTTTAAATGATTTACCAAATCTATCTTCACAAGCAAAGATACCTTCACTGTGATGTCTAAACATTCTGTGCATAGAGGAACCTAACCAACTTTTAGTTTCATCCATCCAATCATGGATGTGGTTATAGTCTTCAGGTTTACCTCCAAACTTCCTTGCAGAAGATTTAGAATGCAATAATGGATGAGCCATTATGCCAAAGCTTTAGTAATAGGATTTTCCTTTATAGGATACTCATAGTCTTCTGAATGCCTTTGAGTATGATGAATAGTTAATTCTCCTGTATCAACATTAATTTCTAAACTTCCATAACCACCATCATTGTTGACCCAATCCCACTCAACATTTTTACTTATAAAATTATAAAGTACCTCCTCAAACATATCAAGAAAGTCAACAGGAACAATATCTCTATCCCATTTTTCTTTACCATTTTCATCTAATATATATGCATCAGCACTATCAATGCAACCATCATCACCACCTCCACTATAATGTATTTGAATTTTTACTATCCCTAGATCTTTTAGTTCTCTTAGTTTTAGCTTTTGTTTTATTGTTAGATTTTTCATTTTTAATTATTTTAATTTCAACACCCGGATTCTGTTTATCATACACATACTCTTCAAAATGCGGCAACATAAATGTCATATTATCATCTTCAATCCAACCATGCTTTACCATGTCATCTTGAACCGTTTGTGCAGGATTTATATAATCAAACTTGTGCCGTGTACCTCTATAAAATTTAAATGATATTGTTACAGGAAGATCATGCTTTGCTAACTCCTTTGTAAAGGAAGCTGCATGCTTCTTGTAATATTTAGTAGTGTCCTTTCTATATTTCATAACAGTTTTACTTGATATAAAATATTTACCAGTCCACCTTCTACCATTTTTACTTGAGGGTACATTCCCCGGTATAAACCATTTCATAATATACTTTTAAGTTTAACTTTAATTTCTCTATGAGCAGCATCAAAACCTTTTTCTTTTACAAGATCAGCAATGTCTTTACTACTGTCTAACCATGTGCCTTTTATGTTAAAATGCAGTAAATATTTATTTACAGCTGCATGTCCGGCAACATCATTATCAAACAAAGTTATAACTTTTTTATATTTATTCTTAAGATTTTGGATTATATACGGTTTGATTACTGTATTCTCTGAGTCAGGAGCAATAACCTCAAGGTTATAACCAAACTGACTAAGACACATTGCATCTTTCAGAGAAGAACATATAACCAAATAAGGTTGATTATATTCTAACTGATCAAAGCCTTGCAGATGTGCATTGATCTTTATGAATTTATATTTTTTTTGTGACGGTTGGTATATTTTATAAACTTTACCATCCTTGTCAAAGTAGCCATATAACTTTGGATACTCCATCTTAATAGTCTTAACACCATCAGGATCATCTTTTGACATAGTATAATATTCAAGAGGTTTTACATTATATTTCTCTAATGTTAACTTACCAATGTTAAACTGTAACCAGTATTGCTGATCCAATCTATTCCATAGGCGTTCACTGCAATAATCAACCTTATATCTAGGATGATCCTTAACCTCTATGTTATATTTACCTTTTTCTAATGCAAACTTATTGTAATCATTAATCATTTTAAATACAGCTTTTGAGTAGTCTATACTGAAAAGCTCTTTAATAAGATCAATCTTGTTACCATAGTTTCCTGTTGAGAAATCTTTAAATTTATACTGCCTTGTACTCTTATCAACAAAGACCCACATGCTTGGTGTCCTTTCACCGGGATTAAATATAGAATGTATTCTAACATTTTGTCCAGTTAAACTCTCTGGTAAATCCAGATAGTATTGAAATACCCAAGCACTTGGTACTTTGCTTTCATCAGATACAAGATTCTTTGTACTTATCATAATAATATTAGGGCTGAGGGTTGGACAACGCAAGTGTTTTCTCCTCAATTAAGCTGGTATGACCACGTCTGGAACTACATTACACCATTCAGCACCCCTTTTATTATTTACAGTTCAAAGTCAGATCCACTACCTTTTGTTCCTTCAAATGAAGAATCAGCAGCTGGTGTTTCTTTCTTAACAATCTCTCTAAGATGTGTAGACCTATCATATGTCATAAGTCTAGACTTAGTAGCATCAGTATCCATAGCCTCTACAGGAACTCCATCCTTAGATGGTCTAGGTAAATAAAGATCATCATTAATATAACCTTCTTTATTTTCCCATTGTCTTGAACCTATACAAGCATTAAAGAAATCACTATTAGCAAATAATCCTGATGCTTTTGTCATAAAAGCTTCTATTGTGTCTGCCTCAATAGCATCTAGTGCATCTCTTTTACCTAATTGCTCAGATAAAAAGATCATAGACTTTAATACTTCTTGATCTCTAGATACCTCACGTCCACTTGGAAGTGTTGCATCTTTATATGGATATGGAGTCATTCTAACTCTGCCAACCTGGCCTTCATATCTACCTTTAGATTGGTCATCCATGTCTTTATAAAAACCTTCAAAGTCTCCTTTAATAGGCTCTGTTTCTACATGTAGAGTAATATTGTACGCTTCAGAGTCATATGGTGTCTTATCAAATGTGATAGAATTAATTCTAATAACTTGATTACCTGGACTCATTACTGGTTTTGGTCTGCTTGATCCAGCAGACATGTCTTTTGTATTAAACATAACTTTACTTTTTACTTCATTCATAATAATTAATTTTCATAAGTTGTAATACAATTCTTTACGAATTGTAAATCATTAGGTATAAAGGAATCATCAAACATTCCCATTGGAGACTTACATGTGTTCTCTCCATTATTTTGTGTATCAAACCCATATTCTAATGAGTCTTCATTCTTCTTAACTCTACCAAATAAAACAATAGAGAAAAGACCTTCTAATGTTAAAGTATTATCTATCATCTTACCAATAGTTTTAGCTTTAACCTTTCTGTGTCCGTTAATATCAGTTGAATCTTCTGAATGAGTTAAGAAAAAGATAGTCAAGTCTTCTCTCATATCTTTAGGCATCTTAGCAACCTGTGCTAAGTTTGCTGCAATTTGAGTAAACTTATCATAACCTTTTTCACTAGCTCTATCAAAATATTCAAAGCTGGACATATATTGCCAATCATCAATAACTAATGTTTTGATGTGTGGCATTTTATCATTTACATGCATCATAGCCTTAACTATACCATTAGCGGATGAAGCTGAAGTCATATTACCTTTTGGATTTTCTTTACTAATATTAATGTAATTCTTCTTCCAACCTTTAAATGGTAACGGCTTGTTAGCAATGTTAATAATAAAAGTTTCTTTAGGATCTAATGTCCTAATAGATGTGGACTTTCCAGTCCCTGAGTCTGCAATGACTAATACGCTTTGTGCCATACTTATTTATTTAATTTATTACTTATACTTAATAATGCTCTCTCAATACCTTTTAGTACATCTAGCATATCTCTACCAGTTTCTGGATCTGGTAATTTTATTTTGTCAAAATCTTCTTTGATGTCCTTAGTAGTAAACTTCTGTCCTCTACTAGTTACATCATTGATAGCTTTTAACTCTGAAACAGGTATCAGATGTCTTTCAAATCCTGAGTTACTTGTAATTAGTTCATACTCCTCTTTCCAATGCGGATTATGTTTAACTAAATATAAAGTTCTTTTAGGATCTTCAGACTCATACTGTATACTTACAAACTCTGTGTAAATATCTTTACCTTTTTCTAACTCACTTGGAAAAAATGATACATGTAGATCATCTTTACCACTTGGTCTATAGGCCATCTTAGGTATATATAAAGCATTAATTATACCCATAGTTTGGAAATAATCTTCATGCTCTTCCCTTAGCTTGGCTACTTTTTGTTTACGTTCAGCTGGAGTCATAATGTTATCTTTTAATTTTGTACTTATCATAATTATCTTCTTTCTTGCTGAGGTGGTGTGTCCATCTCTGCTATTTGCATTCTCTCAAACTGAGCTTTGAAAAAACTCATTCTTGTGTCACCATTTCTGGCTTTTAGAAAATGTAAAACTAGTGTCTTATCATCTTGTATTATATATCTATCAGGACCATAGAATCTAATCTTTTGTTTAGCAGGACGGTTTATACCTATTAGTGTATCAGCATGTTGTAACATTGCATCTGAACCAAATATATCTGATTCAAGTACATAGTTACCATACTTACCATCTACTGCTCTATCCGGATTATCTATGTTTCTATTTAATTGTGATAGTGCTATAAACATACAAGGATATTCACGTTTAACTTGTGTAAAAAACTCACCTAATTCAAATAACATATCTAATCTGTTATTCTGATAAGGTGCACGTTTTACTAGTATTGTATGATCTAGAGTTATAATTGTCTTTTGACCCTGGTGTTCATTCATATACATGTCTACTTGTTCACGCATTTGATTTACAGTCATGGGTGTAGATATAATATCTACTGGACTTTTAACTCTATCTTTAGCATACATATGACATTTATCAAATGTATCCTTACTTAGAACATGACCAGCACTACATAATTGTTTGTATGTCTTACCGGTTATAGAACTAAACTCTCTTAATGCTGAGGTTCTACCTACCATCTCAAATTGAAACTCAAGAACTCTGTAGTTTTCTTCAGGATTAAGAACAAATGACTCTCTAATTATTTGATCTTTAATTAGCGTCTTACCTGACCCTGGTCTACCGCCAATAACAGTAAGAGTATTCCACTCTAATCCATCTGTTACAGCATCATTAAACTTAGGCCATGGTGTTTGTATAGACTTCTCCTTGCCGGATTGTCTGTCAAGCATATATTTAAGTGCTTCATTAAATGATTGATATTGTCCATGCCATGCCTCTTTCATACTACTTTCTCTTTAAAGTGAGTATCTTCAGGCTCAACACCATCTCTTACCATATCACAATAATCTGCAAGATCAGATGTCCTGACTTTAGATTTATCTTGTTTACTAATAAAATACTGGCTTGTCTTCATATACATATAATCATTGTCCCTGTATGAATTAACATACATACTTGTTGCATCTATAACTTCATCCCAACTAAAATCATAGTTTTCAAAGAACCATCTAAATGAATTTTCTAATGTCTTTACATTAACACGTGCAGGCTTACCACTTGGTAGTTTACCTGCAGGAAATATATCTCTATATTCATTGATTCTTTTCAAGAACTCCTTACCCATAAGCTGGATACTGGTTCTCTTCTTAGCTTTAATAAAGTAGTTTTCAAATCTTGCTATTACTTTATTAGCATTTATAGATAATGAACCATCTTGTTCAATAAAACCTAATGACTTAAGTTGTTGAACATCTGATTGATTATCAGGTAATGGTAATGACAGACTCTTCTTTATTCCGTAAAGAATCAAGAATTGATTGGGTGTCATTTTCTCCTTCAGTATTTGTTGAAATAATTCCCACATAATCTTTAATGTTTTTTAATACAGCTTTATGTACTACCATATAATCTGTTTGATTTGTATCTATCATATTCTGTACTGATTTCACTGTGTGTAATACAGTAGCATGATCTCTATTTATATACTCTCCTATTCTTGTGGTAGTAAAGCCAAGTTTTCTTGCTATATATGAGAAACACTGTACCCATATTAAAACATCTCTTCTTCTAGAATTAACTATCATGGAATCCATATTGCTAAGTGATGGATCTATCTGCCTTATTGTGTGTAATACAATTTCTTCAAGTTCTTTGAGCTTGTTGGTTATATTTATATTTGCTAGTGCATCTATTTCATTCTTCCACATTTTAGTGTAGTTATTAATTTTAGATGATCCTAGTTTTTCTGCTACAATCACTTGTAACTTCTTGTTATATTTTAATTCAAATTGGTTTATAAATAACTGAATTTCTTTAGTCATTTTTTTATGTTCTTCTTGAAACATATTATTATTGGTTTTAAAGTTTACAAATATAAGAAATTTTACTATATTTGCCATATGAATACCCTGCTTTTGACAGAAAAATTATTAGTTGTACTTGGTGAACCAAGAATAAAAAAACAGAGGGTTAAAATAAACCCGTTATTAATTAAAAGATATACAAATGGCAAAGAAAAAAATTAACTTACAGGAGCAAGCAATGAAAGATAGACAAGCTAACATTGCTGCTGCTAAAAAGGCTATGGAAGACAATAAGATAATGGTTGTTGATCCAGAATCTGTTATTAATATACCATTCTCTGGAGGATTTAGAAGATATATAGAAGATTCATTAAACTATATATTCTCTATACACAAAGAAGAAGAATTGATTATTGCACTTCATCATATTAAAGATAACTTTAAAAATTATCCTAAAGATGCACCTGCAAATCCATTAATGAATACACTATGGACTTTAATGACAATTCAAACTGAGTTTAATAGACAAGCAGTTCAACAAGGTCATGTTATTATCACTGAAGAAGAATATGATCAGACTTTAAATAATATGATGGGTCTAATCCAAGAAACAAGTGATGATGATCTTTCTAAAATGTTCAAAGATAATAAAGCAGACTTTGAAGAAATTAGAAAGCAAGAGCAAGAATGGAGAGATAAGAAGTCAGATCAAAATTCTAACGAAGGTTAGATCCAACTTCATCTCCTAATTCTATAATCTCTTGTATTACAGAGTTTAATTCTTCTTTACTACAGTCACCAAAAGATTTGCAGTACTCAGTTCCATTCTTATTGAAACAGAGTCCTGCTTTTCTTTTTATAAGTAACTTCATCTCACTAAAGGAATAACCAAGATCATTTGCAAGTTGTCTAATACTTACATGGATCTTAGCTATCTGTGCATTAGTGCCATTGTCACCTGAGATGCTAACAAATATTTCTACTTTAGCTCCTTCAGGTAAATCTTCTACAAACTTATTGTATATTGTCTCTTGTGCCTTGACATTATACTCCAACTTACCATCACGTTTGGTTAGGTTGGCAAACAAATTTGCTTTCATGATACATCCATACACTGATTCCAATCAAACTCTACATAGTCTGCATGTTCCCAAGTGAATCTTTTAGTTATCATATCAAGCTTAGTTGTTGATCCTCTTTCAGAAATACTTTCTGGTAAAGGAGTCTTAATACCATAAGATTGTAGTATAGCGTTAGCCTCTACTAAAGAACTAAACTTACAATACCACTGATCTTTAATATCATCATATATATACATACCATAGAATCTACCAGGACCTTGTTCTACATAAGAAACCAAGATCCTTACTGGTTTTGTTCTCATTTCATTAAATCTATGTGCATGTTTGTCAGATATTTGTGTGCAGATGTAAAAACCTGCAGCCATACCTGTAATAAATAAAACTATAAAAGCTATTACTGTCATTTCTTTTTCTTTTTTTTATTTTTTTTATCTATTTGCTCTGCCTGCTTCTTTATCCACCATTTCAGGTACTCTTCTGCAGTACCTTTCCAATCATCATCTTTCATTGATTGATATACTTCTTTCATCTTTCCCATGTCACTGCTCTTTTTTATAATACTCAATGTAAAGTGAGTCTACAGTATAATAATACTCAGCCTGTAACATATCTATTTCTTTTTGAATCTGTAACTGACGGTGTGTTATTTCCTGTGTAGCACCACATGATGTAAGGAAAACTAATAATACTAATAAATATTTCATAATTAATTATCTAAAGGGTTATAAAAATGTACCTTGTCTTGGTCAAATGTAGATAACGCTGAGTTAACCCATTTAACATCTATTGTATTTGCATAACATAGTATATGACAAATAGACTGTTGATATGGTAGCAACCTAAGTAGTCTACCTATACGTTGTGAAGTCTTTCTTTCATTACCGTATGCATGCATTATGATACCTTGTTTTAGATCTGGTATAGATATACCTTCACTAAGTTGTAATACACAAGACATCTTATTTATTCTACCATCACTAAATAGTTCTAAGTTCTCTTCAGAGTTCTTATTACTAGAGTGATAACTATGATCACACATTCTATCTGCTTGTTTCTTTGTATTAGCAAATACAAGACACTTTTGATCTATGTTTTTAAGTAGACCTTTTGCATATGATTCCTTTGTTGGATAATCCATCATAGCTTTCATACGCATTATAGATGCAAATTGCTTTTGCTTCTGTGTCTGTGCATCACCTACACGTGATGTAAAGTAATCATAGTCTGCCTTTTCTGATGTATACCAGAAACCACCATTCTTAGCTTTCTTTTTATGTGTTTTAAGTTTAGATAGTTGTAACTCATGCACAATAATCTTGTAATCATTAAGTATATTACTATCTGTAGCTTCATCAACACTATAATTATATACAATAGGACAATACTTATTGACCATTTTGTATTTCTCTGTGCCTTTTCTTGGTGGTGTACCAGTAAGACCAAGGATCTTACCTTTAAACTCTGATAAAAATGCACTATGACTATCTAATAAACTATGACATTCATCTAAATATACTATATCATAATCATTTGGGTTCTTTTTATTTAAAGATAGATATGTTACAAATTGTATATGACCTATTAACTTGTCAGATAAACCCATTTTCATTAGTTCTTCCATCCAAGCATCCATTACAGTTAGCTTGGGTATAACAACTAGTGCTCTTATAAACGCATCATAGTTTTTCTGTAAGTGTTGAATAGCTATTCTAGTTTTACCAACACCCATAGATATACCAAGACCGCATCTTTTATTATTTACTGCAAGATCTAATGCCTGCTTTTGTACTTCTTCTCTCATATTCTTTTATGTGATAATTCTAATTCTATTGCTTCCTTTGGATTCTCTTCTATCCATGTATGACAAGATCTACACACAGAAAGCCAAGTTGTTGTATCATTATGATACTCACCCCTACCTTTCATGTGATGTACATCTGTGGACATTTTGGTACAATTAGGCAATGCAGCTTGACACATTGGATGCTTTGTTAAATATACCCCACGTAACTTTGTATACAACGCATCAAGCTTTTGCATCTTTGTAGATTTAACCCTAATGGGTTTAACCTTTTTTGATTTAAAAGGTTTACCTGCAAGTTTACCCCAGCAGTTTCTACAATATTTATTGCCTTCATGATTTTTCCATATATACTGATCTGTCTCACAGCCAGCACAATGTTTCTTCTTTGGTTTCATTTAATATCAAAAAAGTTTTTAGGTAAAAGACCTTCAGCAATGAACTTTACAATCACATGTTCATACTGAATACCAAGTTCTTTTAACGTTAGTTTGTTATTATAATCTGATAAATAGTAGAAAGGCTCATCATAGAATGCCTTACCTAATTTACTGCTTTTAAAGATAGCAAAAATTTTTTGACTATCATTGTAACAAAGCTTTTGTTTCCATCTATTAATAACATCCTGTGATCTTTTCCATACCTTGATAATTCTTCTCTTCTTATCCCAGTGCATCTTCTCTATTTCATCTTTAGTATAAAGTTTAAGACCATGTAACACTCTTTTAAACATAAAGTGTTGTCTTGGATTTAGTTTTTGATAGTGTATATCCCTATCATGAGATACATATTCATCATATATCTCTATTTTTTTGAGGTTTATTATAAATCTACCTCTCTTAAGTTCTAAAATTTGTTTTTCATTTAGCATAATAGTATAGTGTTAAGTTATTAATTAAGTTTGAGTAAAAAAAAGAGGGACACTAGGCCCCTCTTTCAAAACAAGTATTATGAATCTTACAATTCAAATGATTCATCTTCAACTTCTACTTCAGCTTCCTCTTGGATTTCTTCAATAGAGTCTTCTAGATCCACCTGCTTTTTATTGCGTCTTGTGGCAACAGGCTTCTCTTCTTCATCATTAGCAGTCATCTTATCAACTTCTTCTTTAGTTAACTTAACTGCTTTTGACTCAACACCATTAGCTTCTCTAATAGCTTGACCATTAGTGTGAGCAATAAGTGTATCATGATCATTCATATCCATAGAATAAAATGATTTTCTGTATATAGGACAGTCTACCTCTCCTGTTTCTGGGTTAACACCTACACATACTATGCCTGTGTCCCCCGCTATTTTAAGATCTCTCTCAGGATTATCTGAACTAAATGGTTCAAATGATTCTCTTACAATAATTTTACCAGGCAATGTCTTTGCCTCAGCTAAACCTGTAGCTTGTAGATCTTCTACTGTACCGTGTATTAGGGTGCTTCTGCTTTGCTTCTTTACCCAGTTACCGTTACCAATAGTTGTTGTATCCTGTACTAATCTAACGTGTCCAAACTCAGGATTATTTTTGGATACTCTAATTACACTACCGTTGTCATCTGCAACAATAGTAACTTTACCATTCTCAGTCATGTCTAAATTGGTTTTAAAAAATTAATAAAAAGTGTGAATAAATTTAAATGTCATCAGGACGAAAGTAATTGTCCTGGAACTTTTCTATATCAGGTATTTCATCAAGAGGTTGTTCTCTATCTTCCTCTATCATACCATCATCTGGCTTTTGTCTTTTAGTACCAGAACTATGTAGTGCAGATTTATAGAAAGGATCTGCAGGATCTGATGTATACTGATCACCAAGACTTGCAAGTTCATGCAACTCATCATCTGTCATGTCTAGATATTGTTCTAGACTAAGATGTATAACTCTGCCGTTTGGTAATTGGTATATCATTTAACAAAAGTATTAAAAATTATCAATGATAATACATACTCTTGCTGATACAACAATATTTGTTAAGAGAAGTATAGCTATCTATTTTAATAGCCTTATTATTTTACCTTCTCTCTTAATATATTTTGCATCTTTCAGTTCTTTTATACCCCTGCTAACAGTACTATAACCAACATTTAACATGTCAGCTACAGTACTATTGTTTGGGAAACAAGTACGACTCTTGTTGGCGTGTATACAGTATACACTATATACAGCCTTTGCTATCAGAGACAGCTTTGGATCAGATATAACTTCATGTGAAACTATTCCAAACCTTTCCATTTGTCTAAAGGTATTGCTACAATATCTTTAGTATATACTTCCATGTCTGTAGATATAGGTTTATTGTTACGTAAAGTAACACATCTTACGTGCATCTTATAGTAAGTAGGATTAAAATCACTACCATAAGATGTATCACCAGTTATCTTGCCGTAATGATAACCTTCTTCATCTACAAATCCTAGATCTTGTAGTACATCTATGTTTACATTCTCAAATGTATACTTATCAGGTTTAAACTTAATCTTTTGATTCTTATTTAAAAGTATATAATCTGGTGTAGACATAATGTGCATTAATAATTCTATCTGTACATCAGTCAACATATGTAGTACTGCATCTGCTGATTTACCAGCTTCTTGATTAAACAAGTCAGATAACAATACTTTTAATTGAGGTACAGTAAGTTTTATACTACGTTCCATAATGTAAATATTGCATGTATCACGCATATTGCTACTGTAATAGTAAAGCTACATAATAGGATTGCTTTTGTAAGGAATTTCCATTCTTCCTTAAAGAATTTTAATAGATTTCTCATAATAAATGTTTTTTAATTAATAATTAGTACACCCAGTAGGACTTGAACCTACAACCTACAGCTTAGAAGGCTGTTGCTCTATCCAATTGAGCTATGGGTGCAGTATGATAATAAGGGTAGCACTACACTACCCTTACTATCTCTCAAACTTAATAACCATAACTGACTATTAAATATCTATAATTATATACTGGTACTGTTATGTTTCTCATATGTGAGAAATATCCAGTTGTATAATATTATCTTTGCACTCATAGTTAAGATGTTTATTATCTTTAACAAACTTCTTAATCTTTCTCTTTATCTCTGAATGATCACGCAATATATTCAGGTGATCATAACTATTTATAAAATGTATACCATCATTTAGTTTATAAAACTCTATGCTAATATAGTCTTGGGATGCGGTTACATTAAAGTTATAATCTTCATATTTAAAAGGTAATACCTTAATGATATTATTACCTAAGTTATTCTTATAATACTTTGGCAAGTCCCAGTCTCCTATAGTAAACCTTGTATTAGTTTTATTATCTTTAGGATAGTAAGTGTGTACACAAGCTCCACTAAAATAAACACAATTATATATTATTGTGTCTTGTACAATATCTAATCTTCTTGATATCAAATTCTGTTTACCACGTTCAATAGCAAAGATCTTTTGATTTTCAATAAAATGATCATTATTATCTATGTGACTATGAGAAGGACCACGTCCTGTGATCCTTTCCCATAGCTTTCTAACTAACTCAATCATTTTCCACGATGTTTTCTAGTCCATAATCTATGCTGTACCCATTGGTTATACATATGTTTAAAATTAAACAACCAGTCTAGTGATGCAATAAGATATATCACTAATACTGGTATTAACCAATATGGATGTTGAGAAGGATGGTTAATTATATTTGCCCACTCTAATAGTGGATATAATGTAATCCAAGATAATATTGTTAGTATATTTGCTAATACCCAAGCTGCAAATATCTTTACAGGTAGGATAAGTTTTTTTAATCTATTCATAGTTTTAGTTTTGATTAATAATTAAGTTTGAGTTGTTGTAGAAGTAGAAAGGAATGTTACAAACATATAACAAAAAAGAACACCCTTCCTACTTCTAACGAAATACATTATAAATAAGGCTGGATAACATCAACTTAGCAGGAACTATTTACATCATCAAGCAAATACCTGTACCTTATTAGAATATAAAAGAGAGTACAGATCCTAGTCTTATTTCTGTATTTCACTGCCTTACTTGTATCAGGATGGTGGTTATGTATACTAACCAACTCTCTTTATATTATGATGAGTATTCTCCATAGAAACAATACGTAGGTGAGCATGTAACAGTTATCTGCAGTCTGATTACACTCTTAGTATGAACTCCGTATGAATACTCATTTTTGTTTTAAACAGTTTACTCTGTTAAATTATTTTATAAGCTTGCGGTTACTATGTCTCTTATCCTATAGAGAGAGAAGAGACACAATAACAAATGGTATACCTAACAAGTACTCTGGGATTGCCTGATTCATCAGCGTGTGCATTTAAAGAGTTCTAGGGACTTAACACGTTTAAACATTATTCCTAATGTAAATACCCTTTGGTTTGTATACTCACAGCTGTACCCCTGTAAGCTGCATTTATAGCTATATTATATATTACTGTGATTAACAGTTTGTATTGTGGATTAAAGTGGTAATATGTGGGTAATAAGGCCTCACACACACAATTTAATGCACACAATTAATTTTTTATACACTCAATTGCATTAAGTGTTAGTGTAACTGTGCATAGTAGTGTTAATGTAACGTAGCTATGCAGAGTTACAGCAAGTACAGAACAGAATCTTAGATAGATTCTGCCCAGTACATACCAGTTGGTTCATCTGTTTCCTGGTCAAGGACCGGATTAGATGACAACTGGAAGCCTTTAATCTCTTGGTTCTTCTTGAGACCAAGAGTAGATGGATCAAGGGAATTGCCTGATTCATCTATAAGGCATAGTAGACCGTAGGTCACGGAGCCTTGCTCTCTGTCATAGACAGTGACACCGTTGATAGTGGACTTTTTAGTTCCTAGCACGGCAGTTTTTACTATGATAGTATTATTTACTATCTTGTGGAAAAAAATTGACTTTGTCATATTTTTTGGTTTTAGTATACCCACACTTTGATATAGGGGGTGGGTGTTGCCCGTGGATAAGACGGGGAGCTGATTGTATAAACCCTTTCACAACTTAAAACACACAAAATTTCCATAGGCCAAAAATTTTTAGTATATTATAGTATACATAGATCCTTTATAGAAAGGTTTGTTAAACACTTAAAAAATAAAATAGATGGACAACTTTGACTCATTTGATGACATGGAAGGAATGGATGGCATGGATGGATTAACTCTCTCACAAAGGATGCATGTAGAGGAATTAATAATAGACGCAGCGTTTAGGAACTCATTTAAGATTATAACTGGTACTCATACATTGGAGAGTTTGCTAGATAAGAAGTCTGAGGACCCAAACGCAATGTCTGCAATATGTGCCCATGAGCCTGGTGAGGAGCCAACCATGGATACGTTAGAAAATATGATGGCATATTTCGTAGATACTGAAGAGTATGAGAAATGCGCTGAAATTAGAGATATAATAAATGTACGTATACAAAGCAAAGTTAGACAGAGTAGTTGATGGTGACACAGTAGATGCTATCATTGACTTGGGGTTTGATATAACAGTTCATAAGAGAATCCGCCTAGCCGGAATAAATACTCCTGAGTCAAGAACTCGTGATCTAGAAGAAAAGAAACGTGGACTGGCAGCAAAGCAGGCACTAGTTGATCTGTTGACAAAAGACAATGATGAAGATTACTTTGTTGTTGAGAGTGAGAAGGTGGGTAAATACGGACGTGTGCTTGGTAGATTGCACGTAAGTATAGAAGATCAAGAGTGCTGCTTGAATGAAAGACTAATAGAAATGGGCCATGCAGTAGAATACTATGGCGGTAAAAGATAAATTATGGCAAAGAAGAAAAAAAAGAAAAAAGCTAAAAGAGACGCATGTTACAATAAAGTAAGATCAAGATATAGCGTATGGCCATCAGCTTATGCATCAGGGGCACTTGTAAGATGCAGAAAGGTGGGGGCTGCTAATTGGGGTAACAAGTCTAAAAAGAAAAAGAAATAATGGCCAAAGAAGGTTTACATAAATGGTTTAGTAGAAACAAAGGTAAAGGTTGGATAGATTGTAAGACTGGAAAGCCTTGCGGAAGAAAGTCAGCAAAAGGCGGATCTAAGAGACCGTATCCTGCTTGTAGACCAACTAAAGCACAATGTAATTCTGCATCTAGAAAAAAAACAGGACCAAAAAGAATTAGTTGGAAAAAAAAGAAAAAATAATATTAACAAATTAAAATTTAAAATTATGCCACAAGGTAAAGGGACATATGGATCTACAGTAGGTAGACCACCTAAAAAGAAAATGCAAAAGGGAGGAGAAAAGTGTATAGGAAAAGTTAAAGGTGTTGATGTATGTGCATTAACAATGAGACAACAAAAAACACTTAAAAAACACTCAGTACATCACAGTAAAAAGCATATGCAAATGATGGTTGATGCAATGAAAAATGGTGCATCATTTAGCGCATCACATAAGATGGCACAGAAAAAAGTTGGAAAGTAATGGCTAGCAAGAAAAAAGGAGGAATGAAAGGCTGTTCAATCAAGAATGGTTGTAAAAGCAAGTCAGGTGGTCTTACTGCTAAAGGGCGTAGGATGATTAATAGAAAGACTGGTTCTAAACTTAAGGCACCACAGCCTGGAGGAGGACCACGTAAAAGATCCTTTTGTGCTAGAAATTTAGGTCAAATTAAGAAGTTTAATATTGACTGCAGAAAGACTCCTAAGAAAAGAGCGTGTCTTGCAAGAAAAAAATGGAAATGTTAATATGTGGAAATTATTTAAAGATGAAAATGACATCAATGAAAAAGCTATAGTAGGCTTTGCTTCATTTGTACTAATGGTAGTATTTGCTATATGTGATCTTATTACCGGATGGTGTGGAATGGAGCTTGTAATAAATGAAGTTATATACAACTCATTTGTTATTGTTACTCTTGGGAGCTTTGGTATAAGCTCATTTGAGAAAATTAAAGGTAAATAAATCATCTATGGCAAATAAAGAAAAGACTCCTCCAAAGGGGAGTATTAGGTTTTCATTAAGCCTTTCACCAGAACAAAAGAAGGCTAAAACAGAAATTTTAAAACATCCTTATAACTTTGTAGTAGGAAATGCTGGAAGTGGTAAGACATTACTTGCTGTGCAGATAGCACTGGATCTTTTATTTAAAAGACAAGTAAATAAAATTATAATAACAAGACCAACAGTATCTACAGAAGATAATGGTTTTCTACCAGGATCAGAGCATGAAAAGATGGAGCCTTGGTTGGTACCTATCAGATCTAACATGCGTAAGGTATATAACAAACCTTTAATACTACAGAAGCTTGAAAAAGAAGAAAAAATAGAATTAGTATCTCTTGCACACTTTAGAGGACGTACTTTTGATGACTCAGTAGTAATTGTAGATGAATACCAAAATTTAACAAAATCACAGCTAGCAATGTGTATTGGAAGATTAGGTAAAGAATCAAAGATGATTTTTTGTGGTGATTCATATCAAATAGATTTAAAAGATAAACAACACTCAGCTTTTCATGATATGTCAAAACTTATACCATCAAAATATGTTTTTAAAACTACATTAAAGGATTCACATAGACATCAAGCTATAAATGAATTATTAGAGATGTTAAATGGATATCATTAAAAAAATGCTTTAAACTTTTTTTATTTAAACTTTTTATATATATTTGCCATTATTAATTAAAATCAAAATTGCTATGGCAACAAAAACAAAAGTAAAGGACATTGATCCTAACACAGCATCTAAAAAAGAAATGGATGCAAAGAGAAGGGAAGTGACTGATTTTTACAAATCAAACATCCCTCATTTAGAAACTCAATTAAAGTATGAAGAATTACTTAGAGATATTGAGAAGACACGTGCAGAAAGATTACAAGCACAAATGTTCATTGCACAGACAATGGCAGAACCACCAACTGAAGGTGAAGAAAGTCAAATAGAAAAAGACTTTAATGAAGAGAATGAAGCAAGAGAAGCAGCTAGACAGATTAAAAGAACTTTAAAACGTGAATCCAATGGTGTATAGTGTAGATCATATAAGACGTGCGTTAGAGCACAAAGGGTATAAATTTTTTGAAAATGGTGACTATAATGTCAATATAGTTGGTATAAGAAATTCTTTAACTAAGAATCAAGTTACAAATAAATTTGATGATCTTATAACAGTATGTTATAAAATAGGTGGAGAATGGAATTACCATGAATTTGATTGTACAACAGATCCTGGCACACACTGGGTAGAAAATTGTATGATACCAGAAAAAGGAGTTGCAATTCTTAAAGAAGGGCAATATAGAGGTTCTCATAAGATTAGAAAGCATCAAGGTAGATATGAAGCTTTAGGTCAGTGTAGACCAGTGACAGTATATAGAGATAATAATAGAGATGATGTATATAATTTAAATACTGAAAAAACAGATACAGGTTTATATGGTATTAATATACATAGAGCTACTAAGTATGCAGGAAAAAAGTCTACACAAGTAGATAAGTGGTCTGCAGGTTGTCAAGTGATTGCTAGTAATGATGATTGGACTAAGTTTATGAAGATTATGAGAAAGGCTAGAGATACTTGGAGTAATAGCTTTACATATACACTCATTGAGAGTAAAGATATTCCAACAACATGGCTCTAGTTAACAAAGTAGATAAAAAGGCAAAGGTAAGTATTGATGAGGCTATAAAGTTTCAAATACTTACCCATTGCTTTTTTAATGATATACAGATAAGTTTATCAGATCTAAATTGTTTACATTTATTAGCTATGTCAGGTAATATTGAAATGACTAAGTTTTGTAATATGGTTTCAGAAGGAGGTGTATTTAAGAGTGCACAGTCTTGTAGAAATGCTATTACAAAAGCAGAAAAGAAAGGTCTGATTATTAAGAATGGTAATAACAAAAAAACAATAACTATTAATCCAGATATGAATATACAGATTGATGGTCCATTGTTTTTAGAATATAAAATTTTAGGTGTTGAATCCAAAGAACTATAAAAAATTCTATGATGATATTGCTGAAGAAGCAGAAGTACATAGAGATTTGGTAAAAGACTTTGTTTATTTTTTTTATGATAAAGTAAGAAAAAATTTATCTGATTTAACACACCCTAAAGTAAACTTACCTAATTTAGGTACGTTTTCTATTAGAGTTGGAAAGTTAAAAAAGAATATTAAAAAAAATAAAGATATATTAGGAAATTTACAAAAGATGACTTTTGATGGTTATGATAAATCAGTACCGGTTAAAGAGAAGTTAGATAAAATGGAAAAGCTATTAGCTGAAGTAGAACATAATATAAGAGAAAAAAAGGATTTTAAAAATGAGAATAAATAAATTAATAGGTGCGCTTGGTAATTTAGATCAAATTGCAGAAGGTATTAAGAATAGAATTTTTAAAAGAGATGATGTTGAAGCTGTAGCTAAAATGAGATGGATGGAATGTAAGGTTTGTCCATTATTAGATACAAAAGGAAGTCATTGTGCAGTTAACGGAACACAACCTTGCTGTGCTGATTGTGGTTGTAGTATAGCACTTAAAATTAGAGCTATGTCATCTGATTGTCCAAAAGGTAGATGGAAAGCTATTATGCCAGAGGAAATGGAAAATGAATTAAAGAAACAAATTTATTTAAACATAGAGGAGACTGATAAGCATAGAGCTGAAGTAAAAAGAAAAGCAGCAGAGCAAAATAAAAAAATATTAGAAGATCAAAAAAATAAAAAAGATGCCAGTAATATTTAGAGAAAAAGGTCATATATATGAAAGCTTAGATGAGCAACTTGAGAAAGATCAAATTAAGTGGACTAGTGTAACTAGTTTTATTGGTATGTTTAAACCCAAGTTTGATGCAAAATCTCAAGCTGTTAAGTCAAGTAAGAATAAAAGATCTAAGTGGTATGGTATGACTCCTAAAGAAATTACTGATGCATGGAATACTGAGACTGAAAGAGCTATTGAGTTAGGTAACTGGTACCATAATCAAAGAGAAGAAAATTTATGTGAGTTTAGTACAATAGAAAGAGAAGGTGTAGAAGTGCCAATAATTAGACCAATTACTGATGATAAAGGTATTAAGATAGCACCAGATCAAAAGCTTGATAATGGAGTATATCCTGAACATTTTGTTTATTTAAAATCATTAGGTTTATGTGGTCAAGCAGATCTTGTTACTATTGTAAATGGTAAGATTAATATACTTGACTATAAAACTAATAAAGAAATAAAAGAAAAAGGATTTACAAATTGGGAAGGTATAACATCTAAGCTATATAGTCCTGTATCTCATTTAGATGATTGTAATTTAAAACATTATAACTTACAACTAAGCTTATATGCGTATATTATTAAAAAACATAATCCTAAATTAAAAATAGGTAAATTACAAATACAACATGTATCATTTGAAAAAGAAGGTGAAAATGAGCATGGTTATCCTATCACTAAGTATAATGATCAGGATGAACCAATTATTAAAGAAATTAAAATGTATGATCTGCCGTATTTAAAAGATGAGATAACAAGTCTTATAATGTGGCTAAAAGATAATCTATAATGCTAGTAAAACTATTTGACGTACAAAATGGTAAAGTAATACCATCAGAACATTGTTATTCTATTAAATCACTTAAAGGTATTATGGATAAGTATCCTGATACGTATATGGAAGTATATCTATTTGTATTCTATATGACATGTCCAGATCCTGATATGAATCCGTTTTTTAATATGCCTGAGCATGAGAAAGAAGATTTAATTATAGAAGAAGTAGGTCTAGAAGAATCTCCAGAAGATGAAACAATAAGAAATGCTATAAGACTTTGTGAAGATCTTTATCATACACCTACATATAGAGCATATAAGGGTATTAAAACAATGTTAGATAGACTAGCAAGATATATGGAAACCACATCTATAGAGCATGGGAGAGATGGTAATTTAACATCATTAGTAAATACTGCAGCTAAGTTTGAGCAAATAAGACAATCATTCAAGGGTGCATATAATGATATGAAAGATGAACAAAAAAGTCAAGTGCGTGGTGGGCAAGGCTTGGCATATGATCAAATGTAAAACTAAAACTAATAAATTATGAGTAGTATAAGACCAGTAGGAGATAGAATCCTAATTAAACAACATAAACCAGAAGAAACTTATGGTAGCACAGGTATATATATTCCAGAATCTTCACAGGAAAAGCAGGATAAAGGAACAGTGATTGCTGTTGGAGATGATGTAAAAGGTATATTTGAAGGAGAAGTTGTATTATTTAATCAATTCATTCAACCTGTAAAGGTAAATCACATGGATGAAGACCATATACTTTTAAAACAACAAGATATATGGGCAATAGAAGATGTATAAAAGCGTACCTACATATAAAAAAGGTGAGTGGACTATAACTGATTTTGAATCAAAAGAAGACTTTACTAAGTATATAGTAACATTATTTAAAGAACCAGGGCAGTATCAGTTTGATGAGACTGCTTTGTTATTTAATAATGAGGCTAAGGTTTTTAATGAGCAAGGGTTTTATTGTGATAAACCTTTTAGATCTAAAGATTATATAAAGTATTGGGAAGATCAAAAAAACAAATGCAGGGATGGTGTATTATACCATGGCAAACAAAATGTTTTTTATCTTACTAGAGACTACTACATGTGGTTAAACTTTTTACCAATCTTTGATAAAGAAGAAAAGAAATATGGTTTTGCTAAGGTAAGAGATGCTCAGTATCATATGGCACTATATGAGCTACTTGCAGAGTTACATCACAAACATTCAGCTATATTAAAGAAAAGACAGATAGCTTCATCATATTTTCATATGGCAAAACTACTTAATCAGTTTTGGTTTGAAGAAGGATCTATTTGTAAAATGGGTGCATCACTAAAAGATTATATTAATGATAAGGGTTCTTGGAAGTTTTTAGATGAATATAAAACTTTTCTTAATGAGCATACAGCATGGTATAGGCCATGTACACCAGAGAAGGTATTATTATGGGAGCAAAAGATAGAAGTAAGAATAAATAATAGAAAAACCAACAAAGGACTTATGTCTAAAATACAAGGTGCATCTTTTGAAAAGAATGCAACAACAGGTGTAGGTGGACCTTGTACTTACTTCTTTCATGAGGAGGCTGGTATTGCACCAAAGATGGATCAGACATATGAGTACATTAGACCAGCAATGTCTTCTGGTATGATAACTACAGGTATGTTTATAGCAGCAGGATCTGTGGGTGATCTTGATCAGTGTAACCCTCTAAAAGAAATGATACTTAATCCACAATCAAATGACATATACGCTGTAGAAACGGATTTAATGGATGATAAAGGTAGTATTGGTATTGCAGGTCTGTTTATACCAGAACAATGGTCTATGCCTCCTTATATTGATAAATACGGTAATTCTATGATTAAGGAAGCATTACAAGCTATAAGTGATGAAAGAGGACAGTGGGAAAAAGATTTAGCACCAGAGCAATATCAATTACGTATATCTCAGAAACCAATAAATATTGCAGAAGCATTTGCATATAGACAAGCATCAATATTTCCACAAGGGATTATTGCTAAACAACTAAAGAAGATTGAGGATAAAGAATACTCTTATGAGTTTATAGAACTTGAACGTGATCAGAAAGGTATAATAGCAAAAAGAACTAAAAAGTTACCTATAACAACTTTTCCTGTAAAGAAAAAGTTAGAAGATAAGACAGGATCAGTGGTGGTATGGGAAAGGCCAATTAAAGATCCAGACTTTGGAACATATTATGCATCTATTGACCCTGTGTCAGAAGGAAAAACAACTACATCAGATTCATTGTGTAGTATTTTTGTTTATAAAAATCCTGTAGAAGTAACAAGAGAAACACCAGATGGTGTTGAAACATTTATTGAAAAAGATAAAATTGTTGCATCATGGTGTGGTAGATATGATGATATAAATAAAACTCATGAACAATTAGAAATGATTATTGAGTGGTATAAAGCATGGACAATTGTGGAAAATAATATATCACTATTTATTCAACACATGATTGCAAAGAGAAAACAAAAGTATCTTGTACCTAAACAACAGGTATTATTCTTAAAAGATCTTGGTTCAAATAGAACTGTTTATCAAGAATATGGTTGGAAGAATACAGGAACATTATTTAAAAATCATTTAATATCTTATGCAATAGAATATATAAGAGAAGTTATTGATGAAGAGTTAGATGATAACGGAGAAGTAATATCTCAAACTTTTGGAATAGATAGAATACCAGATCAAATGTTATTGACAGAAATGTCTCAATATTACCCAGGACTTAACGTGGATAGGCTTGTAGCATTTTCTGCATTAGTTGCATTTGCAAAGGTACAACAGTCAAATAGGGGTTATTTAAAACGCAAAGAACAGGATAAGTCAGCAAATAACTTGGATAATTCAAGAAATTTGTATAAATTATCTATGAACCCTTTTAAGAATTTAGGTAGGGGTAAAAAAAGTATGGGAAGCAAAAAATTTAAAAAGTCACCTTTTAAAAATATAAAATGAAATCATATTGGACAACCTCAACAACATATGGTGATATAGCAATTACGTATTACCTAAAGTAAAAAACAATGAAAGTATTTAACGCTCTTCAATTAAAAAATGGTGCTAAAGCCAAAGAATCTAAGTATCCAGCTACATCAAGCTTAACACAACCTGTTCAATTTTTATCTGCTAAACGCAAAACAAATGATTGGGCAGCATGGAATTTAGATTGGTTAGAAGAGCAAGGTATGGAGTTCTTAAGAAAAAATGCAAGAAAGCTTCTTAAGAATTATAAATTAGCTAAAGGTATTATAGATAAGACTGATTACATTGTAGAAGAGAACAATGAATACTCTGAGTTAATGGATGTATTAACTGAAGAGGATAACTCTGCATTAGAGTTAAAATTCTATCCTATAATCCCAAACGTAATTAACGTTCTCTCAGGAGAATTTTCTAAAAGATTTTCCAAGGTCCAATTTAGAGCAGTAGATGATCTATCATATAATGAAATGATGGAGCAAAAAAGATCTATGATTGAGGAGAATCTATTAACTGATGCTGCAGTACAAGTACAACAAAGACTTATTGAGGCGGGAATGGATCCAATGGGTGAAGAGGCACAAGCTGAATTAGCACCAGAAAAATTAAAATCACTTCCTGAAATAGAAGAGTTTTTTCAAAAAGACTATAGAAGTTTAGTAGAGGAATGGGCTACTCATCAGCTTAGAGTTGATGAAGAAAGATTTAAAATGCAAGAATTAGAGGAAAGAGGTTTCCGTGATATGCTTATATGTGATAGAGAGTTCTGGCATTTTAAAATGATGGAAGATGATTATGAGTGTGAGCTATGGAATCCTGTTCTTACTTTTTACCAAAAGTCTCCAGACACAAGATATATATCTGATTCTAACTATGCAGGTAAATGTGAAATGATGACTATCTCTGATGTTATAGATAATTATGGATACTTGATGTCTAAGAAACAATTAGAATCATTAGAGTCTATTCATCCGGCTAAATCAGCTATATATATGAATCAAGCTGTACAGAATGATGGTTCATTCTATGATCCTACAAAGTCACATAAATGGAATACTAATTCTCCTTCATTAGGGTACAGACAATTTATGAGTAATTGGAATAAGTTTCCAGGTGGAGGTGGTGATATTGTATCACAGATCTTAGGTGAAGGTGAGGATCTTGCTTCATATGGTAATACTGATCTTTTAAGAGTATCTACAATTTATTGGAAGACTCAAAGAAAGGTGGGACATTTAACTAGAGTTATGCCTGATGGTGAAGTTGAGCAATTAATAATTGATGAGAACTGGAAAGAATCACATAAACCAGAATATAATACACAACTGTTTAAAGAGAAAACAAAAGATAATCTGATAGAAGGAGAGCATGTAGATTGGATTTGGATTAATGAAGTTTGGGGTGGAGTTAAGATTGGTAGAAATATGCCTCACTCATGGAGAACAGAGATGTCATCAGACTTTGATCCTATATATCTAGGTATTAATAAAAAGAAACCAGGAAGAGTACAGTTTCAATTTAAAGGTGATAATAATCTTTATGGTTGTAAGCTACCTATTGAAGGTAGAGTATTCTCAGATAGAAATACAAGATCTACTTCTTTAGTAGATTTAATGAAACCATATCAAGTAGGGTATAATATGGTTAATAATCAGATTGCTGATATACTAGTAGATGAGTTAGGTACAGTAATTATGTTTGATCAAAATGCATTACCACGTCACTCTATGGGTGAAGACTGGGGTAAGAACAATATGGCAAAAGCATATGTAGCAATGAAGGACTTTGGTATGTTACCATTAGATACTTCTATAACAAATACAGAGAATGCTACAAACTTTAATCATTACCAGACATTAAATCTTGAACAATCAGGCAGATTAATGTCAAGAATACAATTAGCAAATCACTTTAAACAACAAGCATTTGATGCAATAGGTGTTAATCCACAGAGATTAGGAGCACCAGTTGCACAACAAACAGCAACAGGTGTAACACAAGCTATGAATCAATCATACGCTCAAACAGAGATGTATTTTATACAGCACTCTGATAATCTTATGCCAAGGGTACATCAAATGAGAACAGATCTATCACAATACTACCATAGTAAAATACCAAGTGTTAGATTAAATTATATTTCTAGTGAGGCAGAAAAAGTAAACTTTCAAATAAACGGTACAGAGTTATTAATGAGAGACTTTAATATTTTCTGTACAACAAGAACAAATCATAGATCTATACTAGATCAACTTAAACAATTAGCTATGACTAATAATACATCTGGAGCAAGTATCTTTGATCTTGGTAGTATTGTTAAGGCTGATTCAATTTCTGAAGTTTCTAATATCCTTAAAGGTGCTGAAATGAAACAACAAGCTCAAAGACAGCAAGAACAGCAACAACAACAGCAAATGCAACAACAGCAATTACAAGCTCAAGCTCAAGAAAAAGCTGCTGAGCGTGAGTTCCAGAAGTCTGAGAATGATGCTGAACGTAGAAAAGATCTCATGGTTGCAGAAATTAGAGCAGCAGGTTATGGAGCACAAACTGATATTGATCAAAATCAGCAAAGTGATTTCCGTGATGCAATGCAAGATATGGAAAAGAGAGAACAGTATAGAGAGCAAATGGACTTTAAAAGAGATGAGGCAATTAGAAGAGATTCTATGAATCAAGCAAAAATGGATATTGATAGACAAAAATTACAAGCTCAACGTGATATTGCAGCAACAAATCTTGAAATAGCTAGAGAAAATAAGAACAAGTATGATGTTCAAAAATCTCCAAAAACAAAAGATAAGGACAAAGAATAATATACTTAGCTATATACTACAAAAAACTTTAACACATTATCAAATTTTTAAGGTTTAAATAAAAAAAACTTAGTATATTATATATGTAAACATTAACATTAAAACCAATAATAGTTATGGCTGAAACAAAAACAGTAGAAACCAAAGTAGAAAAGGTTGAGGTAAACCTAGATGAAATCTTTAACGGGGCTCCAGGAGCGGAGTCAGTAACGTTACCAGAAGAAGAATCAAAAAAACCTAATGTATTTAGTAGAAAAAAAGATGTTGACATGTCATTTATTGACAAACAAACAGCTGAGGAAACTAAAGAAGTAGAAACAGAAGCTACAGAAGAAACGTCTGAAGTAGCTGAAGAAAAGAAAGAAGAGAAAAAAGAAACTGTTACTCCTGATCAGATTAATGAAATCTTAGGAGATAATCAAGAAGAAGAAGTAACAGCAGAAACTGAAACAAAGAAGAGAGGTAGAAAGCCAATCAGCGGAGTTTCAGATGTCTTTAAAAAGTTAATAGATGAAGAAAAACTTTTAGCTTTTGATGACGGAAAAGATTTGGAAGACTATTCTGCAAAAGATTGGCAAGAGCTTATTCAAGCTAATTTAGATGAAAAAGCAAATGCAGTAAGAAGAGAAACTCCAAAACAGTTCTTTGACAGTTTACCACAGGAGCTTCAAATTGCAGCAAGATATGTTGCAGATGGAGGAACTGACCTTAAGGGAATATTTAAAGCATTATCAGTTGTTGAGGAAACAAGAGATCTTGATGTTAAACAAGTAAAAGATCAGAAGCATATTATAAGAGAATATTTATCTGCTACTGGTTATGGAACACAGGAAGAGATTGATGAAGAGATTGAAGTATGGGGTGATTTAGGAAAGCTTGAACAACAAGCTAATAAGTTTAAACCTAAATTAGATAAGATGCAAGAACAAGTTGTTGCAAGAAAGCTTCAAGAACAAGACATGAAGAGAAAACAACAGGAACAAGCTTCTCAAAACTATATGCAAAATGTATATAATACTCTAAAAGATGGTAAGGTAGGTGATATTAAAGTAGATAAGAAAGTTCAATCATTCTTATATAACGGTTTAGTTAATCCAGCATATCCATCAATTAGTGGGCAGAATACAAACTTGTTAGGTCATTTATTAGAAAAGTATCAGTTTGTAGAACCAAACTATAATATAGTAACTGAAGCATTATGGTTACTGGCAGATCCAAAAGGATACAAAGCTAATATTATGAAAATAGGTGAGACAAAAGCTGTTGAAAAAACAGTTAGAAAATTAAAGAGTGCACAAAGTAGTAAAGCAAGTGCATCTGTAACTCAAGAGTCTGAACCAGCAAAAAGGACCACAAGAAAATTACCGAGAGGAAATAGAAATATATTTAAAAGAATTTAACTATAACTAAATTAATTATTAACTAAACTAAATTTTATAATCATGGCAAAATCAAATAATCCAGTAAAGAGATTTGTGAGTATGGAGTATAATTTTGATGATGATGGAGGAGCAACGCCAATTGTTCCAAAAAGAACATCAAATATCCCAGGTGGGGCTATAATCACAGATTTCGTATTGCACTGTAAAAAAAGCACAGCTGCAACAGGATCTGCAACTATTAAAGTACAAGCAGGTGGAAGAGATCTTACTACAGCTTTAGGTAAAGCAACAGTAGTTAAAAATTACATTACTAACAATGCATTTGCAGGTGGTGTTTCTTTTGTAAAGGCTGCTGAAGCAGGGGGAGAGATCAAGCTAGTAATAGCTTCTGGCCCACTTACTGCAGGTATTATAGAGGTAACTATTGGGTACTTAGATGCAGAGCATATAGCATAAAGAAAATAACTTAAAATTAATATTAACTAAATTAAAAATAATCAATTATGGCAACTCCAGTTTTAAATAATGGGATTTTCCTTAGAGATACAAACTACAAAGCTAGTTCTCATATTGATTCTTACCACTTAACTGCAATGTTAGGATCATCAGAACCTATGGATATGGGTCCTGTTGATTTATGGGCAATGACACAAAAGGTAGAAATGCCTTTGTATCAGTTAGCTTCATTTGGTGGTCAGAATACAATTATGGTTGACAATGCTAGAGGTGAGTATAAATGGCAAACTCCTATTGCACAAGACCTTCCTTATTCTTTAGGTAAAATTGACGGTGTTACAGACGCTGACGGTGTAATCAGAGGAATAGATGGTCAAACTTTTAAGATTCTCTTAAATAAGAGAGCATTTGGACATGGTGATATTATTACTTATGACAAGTATAATGGTAAAGAACTTTACGTTACTGCAGAAGATATTCTTCCATCAGGTGACGGATTTGTTTATACTGTACAACTTGTTAACAGTGATAATACAGCAGGTCTAGCAGACAAGTACTTAACATCAGGAACTAAATTCTTTAGAAAAGGTTCTGCACGTGGTGAGTACGGTGAAAGATTTTCAGATATTGAAACAGGAACTGGTTTCAGAGAATTCTACAACTTTGTAGGAGGAGCTGAAGCACACGTTCACTATTCAGTTTCTTCAAGAGCAGACTTAATGCTTAAAGGAGGAATGAATGCTGACGGTTCTATTCCTGTTACTGAGATCTGGAGAACTTTTGATCAAGACGTAGATCCATCTGTATCTTCATTAGAAAGTATGGTAGAAATTATGGGTGCTGATTTTGTAAAGAGAGCTTTTGATAATGGTTCATTAACAAGAACTTTCTTAACTAATCTAGAGGCAGCTCACTTGAATAAAATTGCAAGTGATATTGAAACATACTTAATGTGGGGACACGGTGGTAGAGTAAGACAAGATGGACCAGATGACATTAGAATGTCTGTAGGTCTTTGGAAGCAATTAGATAACTCTTACAAGAGAATCTACAATAAGTCTTCTTTCAGCTTAGATATGTTTAAGACTGAGCTTTATAACTTCTACCAAGGTAAAGTTGAATTAGAAGGACCAGACCCACAAAGAACATTAATTGTTCAAACAGGTATTGGTGGTATGAAATTAGTTAATGATGCAATTGCTAAAGAAGCTGTAGGATTAGGTTCACAATATGTTGTTAATGCTGACGCAAACGGTATTGTAACTGGATCTGGTATGGATCTTGGCTTTGGATATGCATTCACTTCATACGTTATTCCATTCTTGGCTAACGTAAGATTTGTATTAAATCCAGCATTTGATAACTTACATACTAATGATATTGAAAACCCACTTATTGATGGAAGACCATTAAGCTCTTACAGCTTTATTATCTTTGACATCACTGAGTCAGGAAATGACAACATTCACTTATTGAAACTTTCTTGGGATAATGCATTGAAGTGGTTCTACCAAAATGGTACTATGGACTATATGGGAAGAACTCAAGGATTTGCATCATCAGGTAACTTCAACGGATACCGTGTTATGATGACACAAACCATGCCTTCTGTTTGGGTAAAAGACCCAACTAAGGTATTGAAAATTGTAATGAAGAATCCAATTACAGGAGGATCATTCTAATATTCATTTGATAGAGGGGAGAGCTTAACGGTTCTCCCCAATATCTTTAAAAAATTAAACCAATAAATTATAGTTAAAATGGCAAAAACACAAAATACAAAACCAGCAGAAACAGTAACAACAACTCCTACGCCAGCAGTTGAACCTATTACTGAAATAACAATGATTGAAAAGTATCAAAGTGGTAAAGATCAATCTATTGCAATACGTACATTTTTTGATAGAGACAGTGAAAACATGGGTCTAGAAAATTATGGTATGTCACTTTTTGAAGGAGTTATTCATGAAGAAGAATTATCATGTCTTGAGGTGAATGGTATTAAAAGATATGTTACAGGATTAAATGAATTTGCGCCTGAAATAAAGAAACTTTCTCCACAAAAGAGAAAGGCAAAAGTAAATGAGATTAGAAAGGCTGTTGCAGTATTAGAAAGAGATCTAGCAGCTAATATAATTGACCCAAATGATCCAGAGTTTTGGAACAAAGTAAAATTATTAAGGCATGATAACCATGACTTTTGGGGAAAGATTAGTATTAGAGTGGGTAATGAACCTTTATTTTTAGATCCATCAACAGATCCTTATGATCTTATAAAATTATATGCAATAGAAGCAGGAGGTTTTTCAATTGTAGCACCTAATTTAAGAACTGCAAAAGGTAGACCAGGATGTAAATTTTATTTAGATAAGCTAGAAGATACAGTAAGTACAAGAACTGAATTATCTAAACTAAGAAATAGAGCTCTTGCATCATTGACATCTATGTATGATTCAGAGAATAAAAAACTATTCTATGTTGCTAAAGTTTGTGACGCAAACAGCTCACAATATAATAACTCAACTGCAAATGATGTTATTTATGAAAACATGGATGCATTTATTCATGGAGATGGGCATGATAGAAATCAAAGAAGATCTGCACAAGCATTTTTAGATGCATCAAGACTTTCAATGGAAGACTTGAAACTAAAAGCAGTTATTAAAGATGCAAGTTCATACAGCATTATTTCAAATAAAGCTGATGGTTGGATTTATTTAGGAAGTACTAAGTTAGGTAAGACTCCTGATCAGTGCTTAGAATTTTTAAAGAATCCTTTGAATGAAGAGCATATGATGTCTATTATGAGTCAAGTTGAATATTACTGGAAAATGTAACTATGAATAATACTACACTACAATTAAAATTTAGACAAAGGCTTAACAAGATTGCCAGTGATGACTATGATAATATAGAGTGCTGGCAAATTGTTGAAGCTTTTAATAAAGCACAGGTTGAATGGTGTAGAAGACAGTTACATGGTAATAATATGTATAAGGAAGGTGATGAAATGTCTAAAAGACGTATAGATGATTTACAGATCCTTTTGAGAGAGATTAATTTAACATTTATAAATCAGCCAGATTATATACAATCTACTTTATTTCCTGATAATTATCTTGAGTACAAAAGAATGACAGTTGAAGCAATAACAGAATGTTGTCCTAAAGTAACAGAAAAAACACATTTGGGTGTTATGGAGAGAGGTAGAGATATGACAGTATACTTAGCTGAAGAAGCTAATGTTGATTTAATTATGAGAGATCCTTTAAAAAGACCTGACTTTGAGTGGGGAGAAACTTATTGTACAATTCAAGGAAATACAATAAGAGTATATAAAAGAGATTTTGATATTATTAATCCTGTTTTGACATATTATAGACAACCAAGAAATATTGAACTTGAAGGATGTACAGATCCTTATACACTTATAGTATCTCCAGCTGATATTGAATCAGAATTTAAAGATGATATTGTAGAACTTATTATTGATGAGGCAGTATCAATTATAGCTGGTGACATTAATGATGTAAATCAATATGTTAGAGGATCTGCTAGTGCAGAAAAAAATAACTAATATATAAGGTATTAATTATATTATTTTGTATATTATATATGTAGCTATGCTACCAGAGACAACTGTAAACAATTATTTATTTATTTATTAACGCTAAAAATTTATTAATTATGGCACATTTTAATCACGCTTTTTGTAAGTCCTTTTATGCAAAGGATCTCATAAAGCCAACAGGAGCAGGTAATGTTCAAAACACTTCTGCTTCATTAACTAATGTAGGTGATTGGGCTATTGTAGATGGTAAGTATGATATTATACCACTTTCACAAATACCTGGTCAGACAGCTGGATTCTATATAGCACAAGCTGCTTTTCAACCTAATGATAGGATTGGTAATAATCCTGGACATGGAGGTTATAAAGAAAGCTCAAAATCAAAACTTATTAAACCTAAGTTTGTCTCTAATATGTGGATTACTAAGGAAAAAGATGAAACAGCTGGAACAGCAGTAATAGAAATTAAGCCTACTGCTGAAAATTTTTCTTGTTTCCCATGTGGATCTGATCCTATCTTGAGAGTAGATATTAAAGGTACTGCTGCATTAAGATTGTTAAATCACAATGCATATGGTTCTTTATCTGGATCTTTACCAATGGCAGCTACAAATGCTCAAGATGGTACAGGTGCATTAACATTACCTGCTAATGGTGTTGACATGTGTTGTGTAACACAAGATGCTACACACGGAGGTATTGCTCCATCTATTGTAGCTATTAACTTTAGAGATCAGTTTAACAATGATCCAATTTTATCTCAGTTTGGTACTGCTACACTACAACTTAGTAAAAGTGGTGGTGCTTATGCAGATGTAATTAAGGCTGAAGAGAATGCTATTTATGCAGGTGGTGCACTAGGTATTAGTGATTTAACTACTGCACTTACTACTCATGATGGTACATGGCAAGCTGATGATACTTATAAAGTTATTATTACATTAAAGACTAGCTGTGAGTTACAAACTCAATTTACTTCTTGTTCATTTGATACAAGAGATTTCTATTTATTGGGAGGTCTTAAAGTATCTGCTGATTTACAAGATGAAGCTGGAGTACCATGCGTAGCATGTCAAGGATTTGTTATTGAAACAACTACTGATTTCAAACAAAGAACTACTTCTTCTGACACTGCAATTAATGATATTCTATTAACTGAAAACTACAGACAATCTCCTTACAATCAAGGTCTAAGAGATTCTTCTAGATTTAGAGAGCAAGAAGGTATGTCAAGTATTGTTACTGAATTAGGAAGAGATAATACTAATAATGACTGTAAAGGTGAATTTAGAGTATATCACTTGTTACACAATATTCCAAGGTTTAACAATCCTAATGGTATATTTGATAATGATCAGTATCACTATAAGATTTATGTTAAACATGATGCTGATGCTTTAACTGTTATCGGGCCTTTAAACAAGCTTTGGGAACAATTAGCAACTGCATGTGAGGTAACTACTTTAGCTGGTGATGGAATTGTCTCAACTTTTCAAGAACTTGAAGATAAGGGTGGTGATTTCTAAGAAATAACACTATATATATTAATTAGAAGAGGGGTGGATTAAATTCTACCCCTTTTTTATTTCTTTTAATCAAGTAAAATTTGTATATTATTAGTGAATAGTGTATATATATAAAACAATTTTTTATGGCTGGTAAACATATTTTAAGTCTAGATATACCTCAAAGTTCAAACTGTGAGATATTACCTATAGTAGATACAAGTGATTATAATGAGGATCTTGGGGTAGATTGCCCTGAGTTATTAATAACTTGTCCTGGTTTTAATTCTCCTAGATTAATAAAGACTACAGTAGTAAAAGATTCTGATGGTAACTGGGAAACTTTTGGTAGATTAAATTTAACTGCATGTTCATTAGGTTTACAAACTACAAGTTGTTCATCATCTAGAGCAGCTATAAAAGATGGTATATATATTATAAAATATAGTGTTTCTCCAAATGATAAAGTTCATGTAGAATACAATCATCTTAGAGTTACAGAGATACTTACAACCTACTATAAAAAGTTATGTGAGTTAGATGTACAACCTTGTCAACCATCATCAGAATTTCAACAAGTTATGGCAGAGATGAAATATATAAGAACTCTTATTGATGCTGCCGTAGCAAAAGTAGAATATTGTCAAAGTCCAAATGAAGGTTTAGAGCTTTATAATTTTGCAAAAGCTAAATTAAAGAAAATAACTTGTGATGTTTGTTGTTAAAATATAAAATGAGCAATATGCCTTGTACTACTAAAACAGAAGAAGAAATTATAAAAAAGATAAATGTTGAACAAGAGTTTGCAAATCTTTTTTACAAGGATATGATATCAAAAAGATATGGTTTAACATCATGTTGCCCTTTAGATAAACTACAAACTTTAGAAATAAAAAAGGAAGTTTGTGATTGGGATGATCAAAAGATTCCAGTAGAAACAAAAGCATATAAAGATCAGACTACAGATTCAACTTATAAGTGGAACTTTGGTGATTCACCACAGCCATCATGGCTTATAGCAGGATGTGGTCAGTTTAATGAAAAGTGTGTTCAAGATGGTGTTAATTTAGATAATGAGTGTATATCTATATATGTAAAAGATGATTTGGGTAATGCTGTATCATGTTACACTATTTATGTGGATGGGAAAGATGTTGGTGTAACAGATTCAAATGGTTTTTTTAAATATCAATTTACAAATGGAAGTGCGGTAACAAAACATGTATTAGACCTTTGTCATTGTTTTGTTACTACAGGACTATGTTCTCAACAGAGAATAGATATAACTGTAACACCAGAAAAAACAAAAGAAATTTGTACAACTAATACACAATGTGCTTAGTTAATATAATAACATACAACTTGGTTGTTAATGAAAAATTATGTATATTATAATGTATACATGTAATAATTTGCAGCTACAAAAAATATATTTATGATACCTAATAAATCTAATAATAATAACGGATGTACAGACAACATATCATCTAATTGTGTTGTTTGGCAAGGTCCAGATCTAACATGTGTAAACGTATGTGAGGGAGATACAGTAAGTGATGTAGTTGCAAAATTTTGTGATTCACTTGTAGAATGTTGTGAGCAGTCTGGTGTAATAGATATTAGTACTGTTAATCAACTTTGTTTAGTAGAACAGTATGGTCAAGCTAATACAATACAAGCTCTTTTAAATAATATAATTGATAAAGTTTGTAAATGTTGTGATGATGGAGGAACACATAGTGATCCTAGATCACCTAATTTGGGACCATGTGATTGTGAAATGCCTATTCCTGAATGTTTAAGGAAAGCAGCACAATTGTATATGAATAGTCAAAGTCCTGTAGTAAGTTTACCTCTATTTGATGTTACAACAGGAAAAGGTTATGCTACTTTCTTAGCTGAAAGAATTTGTTACAACACATCAGCCATTTCATTATTACAAACACAAATTAATAATATTGATGCAAGAGTAACATATATAGAACAAAATTGCTGTGATGATACTCCTCCACCACCAGTAAGTGTTATTGCACCTAATTCAACAGGAAATAATAGACCACAAAGAATAGATACAGTTGTTGTAGCATTAGATGAAACTTATGGAGCACAAACAAGAGCATTAGGTACGGCAAATGAATTAACAACTGCATTAGCATATACACCTGCATACTCACAAAGAAAAGTATTAAGTGGAACAGGCGTTATGGCTGGAATAAGAGGTTGGAATACAACTCCAAAAAATATGGCTCAGTCATTCCAGAACTTGTGGATAACAATGAATGACACAAGAAATGCAGTAGAGAATTTAACAGAAACAGTTGGAAAACCATCATGCTCAGATGTTACATATGATGTAAAAGGTTCTGTTAATAAAGATAGTGGAGGTTCAGTAAAGTCATTAGTTTTTGATTTTCAAGGAACTTCTATGCCAGCAACATTTTCAGAATGTAATTCTAGAGGTACAAAAATAACTATAACTGATTCTTCATTAAATACAATTACTAAATTTATAGATCTATCATATTATCAAAATAATAAAGCTTATTCATTGTCTACTCAAGGAATGGGTAATTTAGATTTAGGTAGTAACTATTCAGTACGTGTTGATTTTTGCACATCTGATGGAGATACTACATGCCAAGAGATACAAAATTTTACAATAGAAAATGAATTATCATGTGGTGCTGTTGTAATAGGCACAGTATCTGCAGATACAATACCGTTTACAGTATCAGCATCATTACCAGCTAATAAAGGATATATAGTTACAGTTGAACTTTTAACTAGAACAGGTACTTTAGTAAACTCAAGATCTAATACTTGGCATGGAACAACAATAACTGGATCTTTTACTAATTTAAATTCTAACACACAATATCAAGTAAGAAGTGTAATAACTCAAGAAGGCAGCACAAGAAAAACAGAATGCCCTATGCAGTTAGTATCAACTACATCACCTGTGTGTTCTACAAAGGTTTATACATCTGCAAGCCCTAATTGGAAAATGACTACTGATGATTTACAAGCAGGTGCAGAAACAGTTACTATTGCTACATATAATGATGGAGCAACTGAAACAGAATGGAAAGCAGGTTTTGATAATATAAATCAACCTTTAATAACTCAAGCATCTACAACAGGTACAACAGGTTGGGTGCATAATGGTGAATTTATCAATGACGAATTAACTACTACTCCATTAACTATTACAGGATTAACGGGATCACCTCTTGCACCAACAGGTATTGTAAGAAGTAATTTAGAAAGTGGTTGGAAATATTTAGGAACACTAACAAATCCTAATGGACAATTATATTTTATTTATGCATCAATTGATACAGCATCTCATAAAGTAATTCAAGTTGTATTCTCTTGTACATGTGATGGTTTGTATATAGATTCTAAGCAACCTGTTTATTATGTAAGAACAAGCGAAAAAATAGAAATTGAATTAGATGCTGTAGGATATACCCAGGGTGGCGGTACATTTACGTGGAATATAGCAACACAACCTTCAAATGGTTCATTAGCATTTAAATCAGGATCACCTACTTCAGGAAAAGCAATATATGAATATACACAAGATAGTACAACAATGTCTTCTGATAGTTTTGTTGTTACACTTACAAATGACTGTGGTACTTCAATAGGTACTAAGTTTATTCCTATTTTACCAGCTAGAGAAATTAAGTATACTACTTCAGATGTTATTATTTTCTTTGATGAAAACTCTATTAATATTGATGATGCAAGAAAGATTAAAGAATCATTTAATACTATTAGAAATAATTTTAGTAATGCAAAAAAACCTAATTTTTATTATGTAGCTGTTAATGGAAGTGAATCAGGAGATTATTTAAAGCATGTTAAAGGATGTGTAGAGAATATAGGTACATTTAATAGTGCAGGATCATATGGAGCAGCTATAACTGTACCGAGTAGTGGTACTTGGTATACAGACATTATGGAAAATGGTAATACACTTCCAACATACTGGGCAGGAGCAAATGCTGAATTTCCACCAGATATTAAAGTAATTTCATTTGTTAATCAAGTGAGTGCAAATGGAACATATGGAGCAGCTACAGTTGCTGCCTGGGGTAGTCAGCCTACTACAAATAGTGGATCGGGTGCAGCTCAATATCAAGAAGATTATGATGCTATTATTGATATTACATCATCAGCAGCTCCAACAAGTTTATGGGGACAAAATTGTCAAGCACAAAGTAACTTCCCATGGATAACAGGATCTATTCCATTTACAGTATCTCAAGTAGTAGCTACTATAACTTCTGATATAACAGGAGCAACAGCATCTGTTGCACAACAAGCTTATGGAGCATTGCAAGGTGCAACATTATTAACTACACAAGAATATAATGGGACAGCATTAGGTTTGGAAAGATTTAAAGCATACGTAGGTGTAGCAGGTTTAGATTTATCAGCATATTTATTAGCAGGAACTGCACCAGTAAATATTCCATATAGTGTAACAACTAATGGCGCAGGTAATACAATGGTAGGACTAAAAGATACAGGAGGTTTAAACTATGCTTTAGCAGTGCATGCATATATGGAGAATGGAACTGATTTTTCAAGTAGTACTAATAGTATTATTACAACATACTTTAGAGGTATGTTTGGATTAGCTCCTTCAGGATCTGCTGGTGAACCTATTTCATTGGGTGCACAAAGAATGGGTGCAACAAAAACTTATGCTGGTCATTCAACATCTGCAAATGATGCATGTACTGCAGCTAAGACAGCAAGTAATTTAGGAAATATATATAATGTATCAGGAGTAGAGTTTGACGCTACACAGAGAGCTTATACTACACTTTCTGCTGCTGTAAATGTACAAAGTGAATATGAATTAGTTAATGGAAGATGGTATGCTTCTGGACCAGGAACTACGGGTGCTACAGTTGCTAAATATAGCACAACTACACCATACTGGTCAGGACATACAACATGTCCTTAACAGTTAAAAATTAAAAAAAATGGCTTGTAAAAAATGCGGACATACTAAATCATCACCATGTGCTTGTCAAGATCATGGCTTAACAACTCCTTGTAGTTATACAGAATGTAAAAGAGGAGCTTCCACAGAAATATGTGAAGATATTCAATGTGCTGGATGTGTAAGTTATTGTCAAGAAACATTTTCTGTAACACAAGGCGGTAATACACTTGGTGTAACTGAAGGTGAAAGACTTGATTTTATACTACAAAGATTTGCATTATTTATTCAATATCCAGCAAATTGGGATAAGAGTATTCTTCATTTATTCCGTGATACACTTACAAATAGTACAGTAAAACTTATGTGGCAAGGTGTACCAAACGGTGTTACAGCAATTAAAGTTCATCAAGCAAATGCTGGTGGAGCATATAGTTTAATTGCTACATTAGGTGCAGGTGCAACAGAATATGAAGTTACAGGATTAACCCCTGCAACTAATTATCAATTCAAAGTAGCTGCTACAGTTGGTGGTACAGATTATGACTCTGTTGATTTATTTATAACCACATTATAGTAAAACAAAAGTAGAGAAAGTTTGTTGGTTTTAACTCTGCAATTGTTGGGAAACCCTGGAGAAATCTAGGGTTTCTCTCTTTATACAATATTTTTTTGTATCTTGCAACCAATTTATTAATTATTATTAACTACTATGGAATCATTATTAGACAAAATTAAAGCATCATTTAAGTGGAAAAAAACATCAGAATACTGTGCAGATAAATTAGAAATGACAGTAGAAGACTATGACGTATTAAAAGATATGGTAAAAGCTAGACTTCTTCAAGAGTCAGGATCATCATCTTATGAATATAATATAGAAAAAGGTGAAGCAAAAATGGAAACAATAAGTTCATCTGAACCTAAATCACCTGAAGAAATAATAGATATTTTAAATATAGATACTACACAATGGAAGTTATCTAGTTATTGGAATAAACAAATGGGTGATCATTGGCGTGTATCAGCAATGGTTACAAAGATAAAGGATAATGAAATAGATAACGTTGCAGAGTTATTAAAAGAATTTAAGCCTAAAAAATATAAAGAAGTAAAAAGAATAAAAACTCCAGGTCAAGTAAAAACAGCTGGAGTTTTGTCTTTACAGGATATACACTTTGGTAAAGAAGGTAATGAAACTATTGATCAGGATTTTGAAGAAACTATTATTGATCTAGTTAATAGAGCTTGTAGTGCTCATCATTTAGAAAAGATATATTATGTTATAGGAGGTGATTTAATTAATATGGATACATGGAGTGGTACTACCACATCAGGAACGCCTTTAGATAACTGTAAGACAGCTACAGAGGCTTATAAACAAGCTTTTGATGCTATACTATGGAGTGTTAATTATATAAAACAATTTTGTGACAAATTACAAGTAGTTTATATACCAGGCAATCATGATAGACTTTCATCATTTCATCTAGCCCATGGACTATCTATGTGTTTTGATGATCCAACTATAGAGTGGGATGTAGTTTATCTAGAGAGAAAAGTATTTGTATATGGTAAAAACTTTTTTGCATTTGAGCATGGTGATGTAAACACAAAAAACTCTTTAATGTTATATTCTATGGAATATCCAAGACAATGGGGTAGAACATTATTTAGAACATTATATACTGGACACTATCACCATAAGAAAAAAATTGAGTATATAACACAGCATGAGAATACAGGGTTTACATTAAAGATTTTACCAAGTTTATCTAAGACAGATTATTATCATTATCACAATAAATTTGTAGGATCTAGAAGATCTGGCGTATTATCTCTTCACACATCAGATAAAGGTGAGATTTGTGAACTTACATATTCACCTGAATAAACTTGAATAAATCACCTTTTTTTTGTAAATTATAATGTATGGTAATATTATGATAAATAATTTTAAAAAACCTAATTTGAATGCCCCAAGATATAGAGAGAAGGTCTTGGGTCTTTTGAATGCAGAGTTAATAAATGAATTTAAAGATAAAAATCCTATATACTCTAATATAGATAATGATAAATTAAAAAATATAATTAAATTATTTAATGGAAGAATATGGGAAGAAGTAATAAAAAATAGAGATGGTGTAGAATTGCCTGATTCTTTAGGCTACATATTTATAGGAACATGCCCAGCAGCAAAAACTGTAAATACAAATTATGCACTTTCAAAAGAATATGGTAAAGTTTTACAGAATAAAAACTGGGAAACTGATGGTAATGTAGCAAAAATATTTTACACAAACTACTCTACTAAATACCGTTTTAAAAATAGAGAGCTTTGGCAATTTACTGCAGTAAGACAATTTAAAAGAGCTGTTGCAAGTGAGTATCCAAAAAAGTGGACAAGATATATTAAAATGGAAAATAAAAAGAGAGTGGCTGATATGTATAAAAAAAACAGTTAGTTATGACAACAATAGGGGAAGTAGTTTCAAGAATAAGACAATCAATAAAAGCAGAAGTACAAGATGCTTTTATGACTGATAGATATATTTATAGTCTTATAGAAAAACATGCACAACTTTTTATGAGAAGACAAGACTCAGCTAATAAGCTTATGAAGTTTAATAGTGTATGGCAGTCTCTTCCTTTTGTTGAACTAATAGATGTTGATAAAGTAGAAGCTAAGTGTAGTGGTATCCAAAGTGGGTGCACTATTAAAAGAACAAAAGATAAACTACCTACCTTTATGGAAGGCTATTGGGGACCACTAATTAGAACTGTTAGTTCTATAGATACATCAATAGAACTTCAACCAACTAGTCCTGGTACATATACTTCTATGACAAAAACAACTTCACATAAATATAATAAAACAAAATACTATTGGTGGTTAAATGATTATATCTACATACCAAATGTAGAATGGGATGCAATAAAAGTAGAGGGTATTTTTAAGGGAGACATTTCTAAATATACATGTGATATAGAAGATGATTGTGTTCCAAGATATAAGCAACAAGTTTTTATACCAGAATTTTTGTTTGCAGAAATAGAAACACAAGTTATGAATCAATTGTTGAACACAATGAAAGTTCCTTCAGAAGATTCAGATAATAAAATAAACATTAATAGATAATGGCTGTCTCACATAAATATAGAACTTTTGATCAACTACTAGAGGATGTAACTGTAGATTTTAGAACATATGCTTTAGAGGGTATGATTGAACCTCAACAATTAATTAAAGTTGCTACCAGAGTTAATTATGATCTTGGATTAAGAATACATAGAACTAAAGAAACTGTTGTAGATATTGAACATAGTAAAGCTAAACTACCCACTGACTTTGCATATTTAAATTATGCATTTTGTTGTAATTCATTTTCTGTAAATAATACAATGCCGGCTGGTACTACTGTTGATACAACATATACTAAATATGTTCCAGATCCAGGTGATCCAGAACAATGTGTAACTCCTACAGATTGCAAAGATGTTTGTGTAGTACAGACATGTCCTGTAGATACAGGAAGAGGAGGAATTAAATATAATAATGAACATATAGTAGTACAATTTGTAGGTGCTAGTCAATACAGACATTATACAGATTATCATCCTTTAAGGTTTAGTACATCAAATAAAGTTCAATGTGATTGCCCAAATGTAAATATACAGTCTAAATACATAGCTGAAATAAAAGATAATTACATACTTACTAACTTTACAAATGGTCATGTATATATAAGCTATCAAGGTGCTATGGAAGATGATGATGGTAATCTTTTAGTTCTTGATCATCCTTATTGTAATGAATATTATGAGTATGCACTAAAAGAAAGAATACTTGAGAATATGGTTTTTGCGGGTGAGAATGTTGGACAACAATTAGCATTGATTGCACAGAAACTTAGAGCTGCAAGAAATAATGCTCTTGGATTTATAAATACTCCTGGATTTGAGGAGATGAGAAAAATATGGGAAGTTAATAGAAGAGCTCAATATCATAATTACTATGATATGTTTAAGAGTCATCCAACATTTTGTTAAATATAAATAGTAATGGCTAAGAAGCAAACCCCTAAATTACAAAATACTAGTTCTACAGATACTAGAATTCCTATTAAAGGAATGACTAAGGATTTGAATACAGCCTTAGTGGGTAAAGAGAACTATACTCATGCCATTAACGCTATTAATAATTCTAAAGATGGTGATGTTGGAACTTTAGGTAATGAACCTGCAAATATTATATGTAGTGGTGCACCTTATACTATAATAGGTACAATACATTTATATGGTGATAAATGGGTTATCTACTCAACTAACAATACTCAAAGTGAAATAGGTACATGGGATGATAGTCAATGTCTATATGAGACAGTATATAATGATCAACAATGTGGGGGTGATTGTTTAAACTTTAATACTAGTAATTTAATTACTGGTGCAGCAAAAGAAAATTTTGATTGTACATGGCAAGTATATTGGGATGATGGTATAAATCCTTCTAGAACATTAAACTTAGATGATATACCTTATATACAAAATGTCATATCTCCACCAGGTGCTGAGTGTATAGAATATGAAACTACAGAATGTGTAGATTGTGAAAAATTAAGATTAGCACCACTGGTTGATATACCATGTATAAAACTTTCAAGATCTAATGATGGTGGTCAATTAAGAAATGGATCATATCAAGCTTTTATTTCATATGTAATAAATGATCAAAAGATTGGTGATTATTATGGTATGTCTAATATTCAGCCATTATTTGATCATGAAGATTTATTATCTGGTTTAGAAATTGAAATATCTGGTTTAGATAAAAACTTTGAACATTTTCAATTAGTAATTTTAAGTCATAATCAAGGAGAAATACAAGCTAAAGAGATGGGTATATACAGTACCGAGCAATCTCATATTAGTATTGATTTTATAAATCAGGCATTAAAGGCGGTTCCTTTAAATACTATACCATTAACAACACCTGTGTTTGATAGATCAGATAAGATGTATGTAGTTAATGATTATCTAATAAGACAAGGACCTACAGAAAAATATGATTTTAATTATCAACCTATAGCTAACAGAATACATACGCACTGGACAGTTACAAAATTTCCTTCTGATTACTACAAGAAAGGAGGTAATAAACCTACATTTATGAGAGATGAGGTTTATGCATTTTTTATTAGATTTGTTTATAATACTGGAGATAAATCTAGATCATATCATATACCGGGTAGACCTTTATCTTGGAATGGATGGAGAGCTCCCAATGGAAATATTTTAGATGAATTAGATAACTTACCAGGTGATTCAAATGATTTAACTGCTCAAGCATCAGCAAATGGATTATGTGATACAGAGGGTTCAGATAGAGTATTTGAAATATATAATACTGCATCAAATCAATCACAACAATTTGGAACTGATCCAATGGGTCTAGTAGAAGGAGATAAAATAACAGATGATTGTGGTGAAGTTATTGCTGAAGGTCATATGGCATATTGGCAATCTACAGAAAAGTATCCTCAAGATCCTGTTAGATATAATACAAATGATGGGGATGATAGATTTGATTTATGTGGAAAGTATATCAGACATCATAAAATGCCAGATGAAACATTTGAAGCATCAGGTCCTGGAGGATTTTTAGATAGAGCTTCTGACAGTGGTCATAGTATAAATGTTCTTGGTGTAAAGTTTGAAAATATCAAGATGCCTAGATTTAGTGAGAGTGAGGGTGAGTTATGCACACCTGACGAAGGTAGGCCAACAGGTCCCATTATACCAGGGATTGTAGGATATGAAATTCTTGTAGGATCAAGAGAGGGTAATAAATCTATTATAGCAAAAGGTATATCAAGAAATATGAGGAAGTATGATATACCTGATAATGCACAAGGACGTGCAGATAGTACAGTAGATGCAGGTTTTATTCCTAACTATCCTTTTAATAGTGCGCAGGAGGAAGTATTCTTAACAAGTAATTCTGGCTTTTCATTTAATTATAATAACCCAACAAATGTAAATGTGTATCCAGAAGGTCTTGCTGGAACATCAGATACTATATTTACATTTCACTCACCAGAAACATCATTTAATAAACCATTCTTATCTCCATTTGAAGTAAAAACATATGGAATGACCACGGGTAAATCTATAGGAAGATTTAGACCATCTGAAGAACATCCACGTGCTAAACTATTAAGAAACTTAGCTATGTGGGTTGGTATCATGGTAGGTATAGGTTATGCTATTGGTGAGATGCGTGGTAAAAAAATGCAGAAACAAGTTAAACCAAAAGGTTTAAGTATTGGTTATACATCAAATGAAAGAGATGGCGGAAGAAAGGCAAATCCTGTTGGATTACCATGGGCATTTGGTGGAGCACTTGGTGCCAATGTTGGAACTTCAACTCCCACTCCAGTAGATTATCCAATTGCTTTAGGACCTGCTCAATTAGCAAATACTAATTATATGTATGCTGTCAATACACAGCAAGAAGGTAATGAAGGTGTAGCACCTTATGATACTGATAATGTATTAGGTGTTGAAGGTCAAGTAGATGGCTTTCCTCAAGGTATTAATGCTAATCAACCACCTAAAGCATTGAATGTTAATGCTCATTTTATGGGGAATAGTGGTTCCGCTACTGGTAGATCATATCAAAATGAAAATGTTTTTAATCCTTTCAACCCATTAAATGCAACTTCTGAACCAGTTAGAGGTGGTCTTTACTCAACAGCGACAGTACTTGGGGGACCAAAACTATGGCAACAAGCTCCTGGTTTTGGTTATGATTCTACAACCCTTACACAAATGGGTAATTTAACAAATGAAGCTAGAAAAACTAATAGAGGGTATATAGGTGCAGGTGAAGAAATAACATATCAAGGTGGTAGATTTACAGAAGCACCTTCTATAACACAGGCACTATTTGGTATATTTAATTTTATGCAATTGACTTCTGAAGGTGGTCAGCATATTATTGATATGATATATGAACTTGTTAGCTTTCAAGATTATGCGTATAAGTATAGTGGTCATGGGCTTTATTTAAATACAAATGCTCCTGTTGATGGTGATATATTTAGAATGTTAGTAGATAAGGCAAGATATGTTGGACCTAGTATTCAGAATCTAACTGCAGAAATAAGAATTAATAATCTCCAAAGACCATCTACAGTTGCTGTTTCAAGTATAGCTCCTCCAGGTGGATTAGGTTTTAGATTACCTAGTGGTGCTGAGGACAATTCTAGATTTAAAATTGGTACTTTTGGTGGGTGGTTTAATCCTTCACAATGGAGAGTAGCAGATATAGCTGCACATTATACTGCATTAAAAGTTGCATTTAAAAATCAATATGGTCAATTAGATCAGATAAAACAAATACCAGTAGGTTGTATTAATTATTTTACACAAGAGTATATAGAAAAGGATGAAGAAACAGGAGAATTTAAATTTGATCTTTCTGTAACAGATGTAGGTGATGCAGAGTTTCAAACAAGAATAGTTTATGGAGGTGATTGTTATATAAACAGATATACAGAAAAAGTTATTATGCCTTTCTTCTGGGATTTCTTATCTGGTCAACCAGATGGTTTTGCATTTGATTATAGATTAAGATCTAATGTTCCACGCCCAAAATATTGGATGAATACTGCTAAATATGATCTTTCAGAGTTGGTAAGGTATATTACAAGTTTTGCTTTTATTACAGGTAATAATGATGATATGACAGCTATAACACCTAATAATTTACATTATTTAGATAGACCTGATGATGATTCTATTAATGATGATGTTGCAGGAAGTGGAGGTTCTGCTGGAGGTGGTGGTGTAAGTGGATCTGGTGGACCTAATGAAACAAATAATGATTATAGTGATGCACAAAGTGTTGCATTAACTGCAGATGGTATTACTAATGATAAAAAGACAAGAAGTTTATTCCTTGTTAAGAATGGATACATGTATACTCATTGTAATGGTACACAAGACTTTTTTGTAGAGTCAACATTAAACATGGGATTAAGAGATCATGAAGATGTAGATGAAAAAAGACATTATGATTTTGTAGACTACACTGATCTTGAAGCTATGTATCATTCTAGTATTATTAGAAAAGATAATTTTTACAAGTATGATTATTCATTAAGTAAATCAAGATTTAATACACAACTTATTTCTTTTGGTCAAATTCAAGATAGAGATTATGATCCGCTTGTAGCAGATACTTGTTTCACGCATTATCCCAAAAGATTAATATATTCATTACAGGCACAGAAGGAAGCTAAGAAAGATTTTTGGAGAGTCTTCTTACCAATGAATTTTAAAGACTTTAAGAATATAGTAAATGTAATAAAACCCATATCAAAGAGTGGTGCTTTTGTTACATTCCCTAATTTAGCTCCAGCATTATTCCAAGGGGTAGATCAACTAAAAACAGATCTTGGAACAAAACTTACTATTGGTGACGGAGGACTATTTAGTCAACCAATGCAAAATGTTGTTAATGCAGATGAAGCACATGAGTATGGATCATGTGAAAGTTCTAGAAGTGTTATAAATACACCTTCTGGATTATATTATATATCACAAGCTCAAGGAAAAATATTTAATTATGGGGGTAAAGGTTTGGAGAATATTGCAAATAATGGTATGAAGCAATGGTTTAATAAATACTTACCTTCTAGATTATTAAGTCAATATCCTGAAATAGAAGATTGTCCTAATCTTTATGACAATCCTGTTGCAGGTATAGGATGTCAATCTGTATATGATCCTAACTATGACTTAGTATATTTTTGTAAAAAAGATTATGAAGCATTAAACCCAGATTGCATAAATTTTGATGCATGTAATGGTTTTGTATATAACTTAACTCAGTGTAATGGAACTCCTCCTGTACCATGTTGTCCTAATGGATACACATATGATCCTTCAAATCCTGTAGGACAAGAGTGTGAAAAAATAGAAATTTTTGATGCTTCAGAGCGTATTGTACCAGGTTATAATCCAATTGATATTGCTATTGTTTTAGATTTGTCAGGTAGTAATGGATCAACAGCTGGAGCCGGCACACAAGGTCATCAAACAGGAAATGCATTTGCTACACAGTTTGTACAACAAATTGATTCTCTACTAAATGGTAGTTTAACTAATAATCCTACTGCTCAAAACTCTGTTCAAATTGGATTAGGAGTATGGACAGCTGATCCATTTACTGCTGCTTGTGGAAATTGTAGTGGTCCTCCAGGATCAAGAGGTACTGTGGCACCTATGACTACTGACTCAACATTATTAAATTCTATAACAACTAATAATGGACCAACGTTTGGCTTTGGTCAACCAGTTCTAGATGGTGCTGGAGATGAATATGATGATGCTATTATCCAAGGTATGGCAATATTAGATAATTTTGGAGGTTCAAGTTTAGGTGATAGATCAGGACAAGCAGGTTATAGAAGAATTATGATTGTGTTAACTGATGCAGACAGTGGTGGTAGTGCTTGTACTGGCGCAAATTGTTTTGGATGTACAACAAATATTCAAAATGATGTATGGAATCAAGGAGTAGAAACATATATAGTACAATGCACAGCAGCTAATGTTCCTAATATTGCTAATGCACCACAAAATGTAGTAGGATGTATGGTTCAAACTATGAATAATGCATTTTCTGCTGGGCCTGGTCAAGGTGCACAGGTAGCAGATATTATTGCAGATGAATTTATTTTTGATATACCTGAATATTTTTGTGATCCTGGAACAGTACTTAATCCATGTAATCCAGGATTAACACAGTTACCAGGAACTACAGGAAATAGTGTAAATGATTATGAATGCCGTTGTGAAGTATATGAGCCAGTTACATTTTTTGATGCTACAGTACCTATTGAATTATCAGATGAACAATATTTTAAAGATGTATCATGGACGGTAAGTTATGATCCTAAAGCAAGAGCATGGATATCATTTCATGATTGGCATCCTGATTTAACAATACCAAGTTTGAATCATTTCTTTACAACAAAAAATATTACATTAGATACACCTTATTGTCCACCAGGTTATACATATAATCCAATAACAGATCAATGTGATCCACCAGGATGCCCACCAGGGTCTACACCACAGATAGTTAATGGTGTTGAGCAATGTTGTTTTGTAGGTTTTATAGATCCAATTATTGCAACTGACACTGAACCTGTGGTAGGTTTTGGTACATCTCAATTTGCTAATCCAGGATTTAACTTACAACAAGGTGATAATTATGGATGGTCCCAGACACCAAGCCCTTGGAATAATGGTTATTTGTGTCAGAATCAAAGTGATCTTGTTAATGGAGTCATGTCACCTGATACATGTCCAACTAATTTACCACCTGTTAACTCAATACAACCATATGAAGGAGATGCTTTTATAGGAATGCTTCAATCAGGAGATCCTGATTCTGGTTGTAATGGTCTAGGTGGTTTTGATGGACAGGGTGCTAATCCTACATACTACCAAGAGGGTGTATGGCAACTGCTTGTAAATGGAAATGGTTCACCAAATTCATTAGCCCCTAATACACTATTAGTAGGTTCTGTTGCATTAGCACAAGCTAGTAGTCATCCTAGCACAGCATCATTTACAAACTTTGCCCCTACATTAGAAATATGGGGTGGATCTGAGCCTCCTGGATTTCAAGGTCAAAACTATAGAGGTAGTCAATTTGGTTATGATGGAGCTGATACTTTAGGTGCATCTGAACTTTTATGGAGATCTCCAGACGTTACTAATATAGATCAATGGGTAGTATATGATTATGAATTTACAGCTACTCAATCTTGGGAATATATCTTTTTTAAGATTCAAGTTACAAGACAGTTAGCTGGCACAGAATATGGTAGTCCAGCTAATGATGTAAATGTAAGCAAGTATTTATGTGTAGATGGTTTAACTATACCACTATCAGAAGATTCAACAAGATCTTGTGCTTGTCCAGAAGGTACAGATATGGTATTTAATGATCCATCTAATAATTATCCGCCAGCTTCACCAGGTGACTGTATTAAAGAATTTGATGATAATACTTCATTCCTTGACCCAAATACATTTGATATTACATGTATGTATACTGAGTGCACTCCTTTACTAACTGCTGTGCCAGCACAAAATGAATTAGGAGCTATTTGGAAACACAATGCTAGATGTGATTTATTTGCAAATTATTACAATATAGATTATCCATGGGAGGTAGAACTTATAGAATCTGTAGGTCAAGTTGTTAATACTGTTAGAAGTATTGAGTATCAGTTAGAGTCTTATATCTATAGAGGTAACTTAGAGAATGATTGTGGTGATAGATTCCATGATCTTGATTATAATTTTGATGAAGCAATACTTCATAATACAGAGCAAGTATCTGGATTATTATCATTAAATTTGAGTCCTAAAAATAATGCACCATTGATAACTCAGTTCCCAGTTGTGACACCTAATGATATTCAAATACTATATAGTAAAGAAGAACAGAAATATAGATTTAATATGTTTTGGGATGTTACTGCTGATAGAGGAGAATTTAATCCTAATACAAGTGAGCCAATATTTATAACACAATTGAACGGTTATATTAGAGAGTTAAATCAAGCTAATATAAACTTAGCAAAACCATTATTCCAACGTAAGAAGTTTAGACATTACTGGAATGCTGTAATTCTAAGAAAGAGAGTTTCTGGAAACAGAAAGATGTTATTAAAATTAAACAATAGTAAACTTAATGTATCATTTAGATAATGAAATTTAGTAAAGACGGATATAAAAGGAATAGTAAGGATAGAAATAATCCTTATAATGTAATACCATCAGGTAATATAACTATGGAAGGTGTAGACTTTCCTGTGTTTGGTATGGATAACTTAGGTAATAGTAGAGTTATGATGCCGGGTGCTAATTATACATTTCCTGGTAGTTCTGTCTTTGAAGTTCCATTAGCACAAGATGGTGGAGGTTTTATGGATCAAATGAAATCTATATATAATGATGCTATGGTTAAGTATAAACAATATGAAAAAGAAGGATATAAATTACCATCACATGATAATCCTATCTTAAATAATCTTATGGAGGGATATGTTATAAAGGGAGGTTTTAATGGGAAAGACTTTGAAGTTTATGACGCTAATGGTAAGTTAAATCCAATGAGAACTAATTTAGCAAACTTATATGATGATGTATTATCATTTAATACAAAAGTAAAAAGAACAACTAGAAAAATTAGAAACTTACTTCCTCCTCCATACTTACTTCCTTCTCCTTTTCTCTTCCATTCTTATCCTCCTCTATTTCAAGATGGTAATGAAGTTCAAGAACCAAAGTTTACAATAAATAAAGCAGGTGCTATAGATACACAGGGAATAGATTACACACTTGATGAGATTTATGATTTTGTAGTTCAAAATTATGAAAAGATAGATACGTCTAAAGAACAACAATATCTTCTAAAAAAATTACAGTCAAAACCATTTAGAGATAGATATGCTAAACAAGTCTTTAATATAACAGGAGAACAATTATCTGAAGATGAATTAACAGAAAGAATAAATGCTCAATATGATTTTACTGCAGCAGGCCCAGATTTTCATGTTGTATTTCCATATGTTTCACATGGTCAAATTAATAATAATATATATGAAGGTTATCAAAAAAGGTATACGCAGACTCCTTTTATAAATCCATTTATGAGTAGGTCAGCACAAAATACAAATGTTGGTTATGGGTTGCCATTTGGTATAGAAAAATATATGGGTTATAGAGGATTATATATACCAGCAAATCCGTATATGCAAATGAGATCTACTGAAATGTATGGTCCAGGTATTCCAGAACTTGCTCAATATCCATATTTTGTTCAAATTGCTAGGAATAAAAGATCAGGTTGGTCTGAAAATACTTTTGGAGATTCTGTTATTCTACCTGATGACTGGCGGGATATAGCAGATCATGAATATGCACATTCATATAATACAATGAGATCACCATTATTTAAACCTTTAGCTGATTTATATACTGATCCAGATGATGTTTTTGATCAAGAGCCAGCTCCAGGGTATAAAAATTGGCTTGTTAATTTATTTGGTGAAAACTATTTTGACACATCTAAAAATGAATATGGTGAGTGGGCTATGAGGCCAGCAGAAATAAGTTCTATTAAAGCAGAGACTGAAGCAGCATTATATGATAAAGGTATTTGGGATAACACAAAAGAAAAGTTTAGTGAAAAACATTTAAATAAACTGTTAAGTAAAGATCTAGAACATTATAATTATGGGGACGGGCTATTTTTACCAAGTGGTCCATCAGAGTACCAATTAAATTCATTGGGATATAATAGCCTTACAAATAATTATATGGATTTAAATAATATAAAAGAAGAATATGAAGATAAAATAGGTGAATATGAATCTGGTAGTAACAATATTATAAGATATATAGAAAATATAACATCTTCAACTATTAGTAGAGATAGGTATAAAGATGTTATAGATCCATTTATTTCACAAGATACTTTTAATAATATATTTAATTTAAGCCAACAAGATTTAAAAGAGAGGAGAAGATATTCATCTTATAATGATTTACTAGATGATTATTATGGAAAAAATAAACGTAAAAAAGAAAGAGCTACAGGTGTGCTAAATTCAATTTATGGTAATTTAAAAACAGAAATAGATAATTTTTATAAACCTAAAATTGATGAGCAACAAGAAATATTTCAAGAAAAGAAAGATGAGGTACTTCCTAAAATGGAAATGTACTTTAATGAAATAGCAATGGATGATCAAGGTGGTGATGGTATGTTAGCTAGACATGGTAAAGAATTACCAAAAGCTTCTTCAGGTTTAGAATTTATAAAGAATAGATACCCAGGATTTAATGATTTAACACCTGATGAACAAAACCAAGTATTAAGTCAATACAGTGGTAATGAATATATACCTCAAACTCAACGTCCCCCACAATTCTCTGATGACTATTATAGACTTCAAGAATTTAGACAGAATAATCCTAATGTATTTGGATCTACAATAGGGTTAGGAACATTACCTGATTATGCTATAAAGTCAATGTCAAGAAATCCTATGGGTCAAATTGCAATTGACGAGGATATGGCTAAAAGAATTGAAAGAACTAGAGGTCTAGATCCAAAGGTTGCTGAACAATTTAGATCAATGCTTAGTGGAAGGAAATCTGGTAAAACTATGTTTGTAAATTATAATCCAGATAATATTATGAACAGTGGTGCATATACTTATGATACCCCTGGTCAAGGTCCATCAGGACAGTCTATGAAAGGTTATATTAATGAAGCTGGTTTAAATAAGCTTATTGAATTAAGTGGGCAAATGGATCAACCAAACTATCCACAATTACAAGGCGTAGACACTTCTTTTACAGATAAAGAATCAAGAAGAATAGAGAGAGAAAACTATATGGATCCTTTTGGTAATATTGATCCAATATCTGGAGGTATGATTGAGATACCACAAATTGAAGAAGAAGAAGAAAATCCATTCTTAGTAGATCCACAATCTACTATAACAATCCCTAAAAGAACAGTTAGTAATATTGATAGTCTATTAGGTAATACAACTAATACACAATTACCACCACAACCGCTTCCACCTACGCTAGACGTTAGTACACCTACTGCTAATGAAGTTGCAGGAACTGGTTATGTACCTCAATCAAGAAGACAATCTGATGAATATATACCTCAATCACAAAGAAGAACTGGTGGTGCATTATTTCAAGCACAAGATGGTGATGAGGTTAAGTTTGAAGATCTTGAAAAAGGTATTAGATATGCAGAAAGTTTGAATGGAGAGTTAATGTTAAATCCTGAATCTACAGCTACAGGTTTATATGGACAGTTGTGGAGTGAGATTGAAAATATGTATGATGGTACTAGAGAGGATTTTTCTGAAGATCTAGACTATCAAAAAAAGATATTTAAAGATAGAGCTAATGGTTTAATAGAAGGTGTTCCTGGTTTAATTAAAAATGGTACTGATATATACAATGAGTATAGTGATGTAGAACATGGTATGTCTAAGTTAGAGATTGCTGCTTTATCAAACATGTTAGGAAGACAAGGAACAAGAAAATATATTGGCAATCATATAAGAGATGGTAAATCATTAGCTGATGTATTTCCACATTTATATGGGGATGATGTAAATCAAACAAACAAAACACCAATAGAATATATAGAAAAATTTAATAAGGGATTACTTGGTCTAAAACTGGGTGGTGAAATAGGTAAAAAATTACGTAGATTAAAACAACAATTAAAACTATATAATGAAGGTAAAGAAATATCTGGTATAGTTAGGAAAGAACTAATGGATAGAGGTTTGATACAACCTGTGGTAATGCAGACAGGAGGATCTATTGAACCATATACAATACAGCAAGGAGATTATCTAGGAAAGATTGCAAGTGATAATGGTAAAAGTGTAGATGAAATTATAGCTTTAAATCCAAAATTTAAAGATAGAAGATCAACAATATATCCCGGTGAGGTTGTATATTTTGATGAAAAATCTAAAAATGCAGCCGAGTCTAATGAACCTGTTTTATCATATACAATTCAAAAAGGTGATACACTAGGTGAAATTGCTTCAAAGTATTTTGTAAGTTTGGCTGAGGTAGCAGAATTAAATAATCTTACAGGTGATCAAATTAACAGGATTTATCCTGGTGATCAATTAATAATGCCTAAACATGCACAATATATTAAAAATGAAAGTACAGAAAGACAGAAGAAGATTGCAAAGTCACCTGTTACTACAGAAGATACAATTTTTATAAATGAATTTAATCCAATAAATGAAGTATGGGTTACTAGAGAAAGGAATGAAGATGGTACATATAGCACTGTTGGTGGAAAAAAACAAAGAGTGGATGAAATAAATCTTTATGATAATTATGAAACCATTATTAATGCAAAGAATGATGGAGACACCTCATCTAGTACAGAAACTTATACAGTTAAACAAGGTGATACATTAAGTTCAATTGCAGGAGATAGAGATGGTGTAACAGCTAATTCAATTGCTTATAATAATAATATTGACAATCCAAATAATATTATGGTAGGTCAAAAATTAAAAATAAAAAAGAGTGCATCTAAACCATATTTAGTTGTTGATAAACAAAAAGGTAAAATGCATTTATTATATCCCGGAGAAGATGCACCAAGAGATTCATATGATATTTTGTTAGGTACAATGATAGGAGATCAAGCAACAAAAACTGTAACTACATATTCATATAATGGAAAAGAATTATCTCAAGATGAATTAAATGAGCACATGAAAGATAATGGTGTTAAAACTATTCCTGAATTATTAAATGTTCCTGGATATAGACAAGCAAGCTTTGATCAGTATGGTGGTAATAGAATGACAGGTGCAGGTAAGTATACAATATCTGCAGCTAATGCAGATGGTGGTAGAAAATATAGAGGAGATTCAAGAGGTGCATTAGTTCCATCATTTAACTTAGTAAGTGATGCAGGAATAGAACAAGCACTTGCCATACATGGTGTAACAAGAGGTAGGACTTCAAATTTATATGATGGTATTGGAACAAACAATAGATTAACAACTGGATGTATAAATGGAAAGTGTGTTGATCTACAATCTTTATATGACAATCCAGATATAGGAGAAGGTACTGAGGTATACATATTACCAGAGAAAGAAGGTAGCTCTTTTGTATATGAAAATGGTAAATTAAATTTTTATACATCACAAGAAAATCAAGAGAGAGCACAAGAAGGATATTACAAAACTGTAAAAAATGCAAAAAGATTTGAAGGTAAAGGTGGAGATGAAGGTGAGTTTGTAGAAGGAGGGCCAGGTATCAATGTTACTACAAATTTTGGAAACTACAGACCTATACAATTTGAATTTGATATAGATTCATATAAAAATTCTAGTATTCCAGATGGTAATGAAAATAATTTAAGTAATGAGTATTATCAAAACACAAAACCATTTTTAAATGCTTTAGCTAAAAATAAAAAACCATTGATGGATTTATTAAATATAGATGGTGATTTATATAATAATATAGCTTTAACTGCATTTGGCATTTATGGAAATGAAAGTGGTATGGGTGATATAAATGATCCTTTAGAGGATGCTATTCTAGCAGGTAGAAAAAGGGGTATGCAATTTATTTCAGATAAAGAATATGGTGCAGGTTCTGTTGTAGGTAAATATAGATATGCATATGATCCAGATCAAAGTGTAGGGTGGACACAGCTTAGAGTTGGTTATGGTTTTACAGATCCTAGAGAAAGAGAGCTATTAGCTAAAGCAGATGAAAAGTTTGGAACTAACTTTGCTATTCCTTTAAATGGGAGTAATGGTGGTTATGATGATGTAAGAAATCACCCAGACTATAATACACTATCAAAAGAAGATAAAGAGAAAGCAGAAAATAATGGTTATAAAGGTGGCGTCTTTTTACCAAGAGATGAAAATGGAGTTCCTATAAAAGGTATGTCTACTCAATATCATATGTATAAAATTGACAATAGTGAATTAATGGATCATGAAAAATCTGCTCTTGCTACAATGATAATATTAACAAATAGATATCAAGTTCAAATTCCTACAGAAGAAAAAAATGCACCAGGATTTGATATTTTTAATAGATTACCATTAACATGGAGACCTACTGGAAGTAAACAAACAAGACAAAACTATGTAAATTTAGTTAATAAGAATATGCAATTTGTAAAACTTATAGAATCTGATATAGAAGATTTTGATGACAATGTAATAACTAAAGGAAACTATAATACTTATGGTACTTCTTATACCTATCCAGTGGGGCCAAAATTTAAAAGAGGTGGTGAGTTTGGTTTAGACAAGCAAGTACAATTTTATGAAGATTATGTTAATGATTTATATAAAAATACTAATCAAGAAAAATCTGCTAATAAATTGTATGATAAATTAAATAGAATGTATTATAATGATTCCAAAGAAACAGGACGCAATACTTTGGATACAATAAAAGCAATGAATGAACAATCAAATAATTAGCATATCTGCTGATTATTTAGTATATTATTAAAGTAAACTGTAATTATATGTTTTTTATTACCAACCCATATTTAATGCTAGCTAAGCGTGGTGGTTCATTACCTATATTTCAAGGTGATGAAGGATCTAGTGAAGTTGATTTAACTGATTCTGATGGAGATGGTATTCCAGATAATGCTGTGATAGAAGATGGATCTGCTTATTGGACAGATGAAAATGGTAATGTTCAGATGGCTAATATAGATCCACAAGGTAATTGGAAAATAGAAAGTGGTAATGTTGATTCTGCAACAGGTTTAACTTTTAGACAAGCTTTTAGACAAGCTAGAGATGCTGGTCAAGAAACTTTTATGTGGAATGGAAGTAGTTATAATACTAAAACAGAAAGTGAAGAAGAGGAAGAAAATCAAAAAGGGAATAATGAAGAAGTAGAAGAGAATAAGGAAGGGAAAGATAATGAAACTGATATTAATGAAGGTATTGATGATAAAACAATAGATGAAAATGATGAGCTAACTGATCTTGAGAAAGCTCAATTAAAAGCTCAACAAGCTGATTTAGGTTTTAGAAATCCTGATCAAGCAACTATACTTTCTGGTATAGGAGATAATCCAATTTTAGAATTAGCTGATGCTATTGAAAGAGGTGTAAAGAGTTTTGGTTCTGATCAATATTATGATCCAGGTAGTAAAGAGGATTATATGAAATATACTGTAAGAAATGTTTCTGATCAGGATATGGTTTATGATCCAAAGGATAGATTAAAAGCTATGTATAATCCTGGAAAATATCTTAAAACAAATAAAGAGTTTGAGGATGAGATTATAGAAGAAGGTATGATGGACTTCTATAAACAAAGAAGGAAGGAGGGAGCTGGTGGAAAGGATATGTATGGTAGAGTAAAAGATTTTGATGTAGATCAGTTTAGAGAAACAGGTATTGGAGCTACATATGGTAGAAAAGGTCCAGGTATAGGTGATCAAATGGAAAACAAATATCAGGATGC